TGTGCCGCAGCGTATATCGGACGACGCCCGATAGCCCGGCAGCCGCGACCGCCGTTCGAAACGCCTTCTTGATCCCCTTCACCGGCTCGCCCTGATACTCGACAACGTGGTCGGTCTTGGCTCGGGCCTTGGCGCAGCGCAGCGCGCGCGCGAGGGCGCCCATGAACGGGACCGTAGCGCGTCGCTTGCGGCCGGTCGTCCGCTTGGGCAGCGGATACTCGATCAGCCCGTTCTCGAAGTCCACGCGGTCCCAGGTCAGGTCGAGGATCGCGCCCGGCCGCGCGCCCGTGTAAAGGCCAAGCCGGATGAACATGGCGAGGTGCGGACGGCGCCGCGCAGCCCACAGCAGACGCCCGGCCTCGGTGCGGGACATGAACCGCTCGCGCGGCGCGTTCGCTTCGAGCGTCGGCACGTCGGGGGCGAAGCGAAGCCAGCCCATCTTGACCGCCCGATTGAGCGCGGCGCGCAGGACCATCCGCTCGCGATTGATCGTGTCGTTCGAAACGCCAGCCCGATGCTCGGCGTATCGCTCGTGCGCGTGCGGCGTGATTGCCGAGACAGGCGACGCGCCAAAGAACCCTTTGAGGTGCTTCAGCGCGATCTTGGCCTGCGGCCCGCTCGCCAGCTTCGACGCGTGGTGCAGGAAATAGTCGTCTAGGACGGCTGCGACGGTGAGGCGGTCGGCCGATATTTCCTCGGGGGCCGAGTATTCGAGGCGGAACGCGAGGAGGAACGCTTCAGCTTCTTTGCGATCTGCCGTGCGAGTGCTGACGTACCGGGAGCCGCCTTCGGTCCAGGTGACATACCAGTTTGGACTACGATCAAGGCGGATGAGGCGGAATTGCATTGAACACTCTGCTGCTGGATGTAGCTGTCGACGTGCGAGCGCAAATAGAAGAAGCGCCCGCGAACCTGAACGAACCCCAGGCGTCCATCAAGTCGTTCTCGCCGGATCGTTGCGCGCGAGCAGCGGAGCAGCTTTGCTGCTTCGCCGTCTGTCAGCATCGGATCGTTGTTCATGGGCGGCACTCCCATTTTGGTTTCAGGGCCAGCTTGTAGAGCCGGTTCTCGATTGCTTTGGGCGTTCGGCTCATGAGCGCCGCAATTTCCTCGACGGTCTTGTCGAGTTGCCAAAGCGCCTTCAATCGCTGGCGCTGCTGGTCGTCCCATCGGGTAAAGGTCATATGCGTCATGCCCTGTCCTCCTTGGGGCCGAGCAACTCTTGAGCAAGCTCGTCGCACAGCGCTTTAATCTTTTCGGCTTGCGCACGGTCGATCTGCAGCCCCACCTCAAGGGAGGGCGCTTCGACGGACAGCGCGTCTTGCTCGCTGCCTAAATACGTCGAGGTCAAGCGCGGCGATGCAACGGCGCGCGCAACCTCAAGCACATAGTTTGCGTCCGGCGACATATTCGGCTGGTCGATCCGCGTGATGCAGATATTGACCACGGCCCGCAGCCGGTCGTTTTCGGCGCGCGCGGCGGCGAGGTCGTCCAAGGCACCAACAAGGCGCGCGTTCATCGCCGCATGATCCTGCCGCAAAAGCTCGACAGCTTCGCTCAACTCCGCCACGCGCTTTATCGCCGCGTCGCCTGCGGTGAGGCGGGCGCGGAGGGCTTGCGATGCGGCATCAAATTTAACCATCGCCGCCTTCGTATCTTCAGCCCACTCGTCAACGGTTTCGGCGTCGCGCAAAACAAGCCGCTGCTTATCCATTGCGGCGTGAACAAGCGCAGTAATCAGCGCATCCGTCGTGTCGAAGCGGACGGTTGGAATAGCGGCGGCGCTGCCCAGACCTTCGCGCGGCATGGGCGCCACGTTGCCAGCGTCCCGCGTCTTGCCGTCGCCGCATTCGGCCTCGCGGCGGGCGGCTTCTTCGCGTTTGAAAGCGTTGTCGCGCAGGACCGCCGCAAACAGATTTAACTCTGCGTCGTCTGCATGGTCGGCAACCAGCCGCAAAACCGCGGCCTCAAGTGTCGGCGTCAGCTTGTCGGTCATGGCGTTCTCCTGTTCCACGTCTCGATGGCAAAATGCACGTCGAAATATGCGGGGGTTTCAACCTCGCAATGAGTGCATCGGACGCTGTGGCGGGGCTTTTTGAAGAGCGACTTACGAACGCGAACTTCCGCGCGATTGTCGCAAAACGGACAATACTTGAGCAGCGGGCGGCCGTCGCGATACTCGCGCAAAAGTTCATTCGACATGCGTCACCAGAAAAGCGTCGTACCGCTTGATGGCCTGCAGGATGAACGCGCTGGCTTCTTCGAGCGTGATCCATCCAGCCTCATAGTCGGCGCCGTAGTTCTCTTGATGAAACCACTCCGGCTCCATCACCGGCTCGCCGCCGATGCCGAGGGACCAGCGGCGCCCGCGCGAGCGGAAATAAAACGGCTTGCTGCCGTCCTGGCTGTGGATGAAGCCCTCGGCCTGCACCGGGCACGCGTGGCAGGTGAACTCCCAATCGGCGCGCACGAAGGCGTGGCCGTTTTTGTCGGGCGCGTAGTACCGGCAACTCATCAACCGCGCCCTGCGTTGCGCGGCAGCGGGACAAGCGCCATCGCGCGCATCTCCTGCATCCAGGCTTTGACCTCGGGGTCGGCAATCAGCGTGCAGAGCGCATCGAAGTCGAATTGATGCGCGTCGTGGGACAAGCCTTCTTCTGCGTGTCCGACGATGCTGCCGATCTTGGCAAGCAGCGCGACCGGCGGCTTGAGGGGGTTATCCATTGGGCGCGTTCCCCTTGGCCCGCGCGATGCGCGAGAGCGTCTTGGCGCCGGGCTTTTTGACGTCGTAGGGCTTGCCCCGGTTTGCGGCGAGCGATGCCACGACCTTGGCGCGCTCGAGTGCTTTTCCCGTGGCTTTCTTGTCGACGTAGACTTTCATGGTGTTCTCCTAGTTCCGTGCGATTGCGATGATGAGGACGAAGGGGAAGCCGAGGACGCACACGCCTGCGGCAAACACCGGAAAGATCACGAACCCGGCTGCCGTCATGCGGGCTAAGACGAAGAGCGTTTGCGCGGTCGTCGTCGCGTCTTGCCAATCGTATTCGAACCGGCACCACGTATTGTCTGCCCAGGCAAAGAACTTCACGATGCGCTCCTATTTCGCGGGTGCGTCTTTGGGGCGGCCAAGGGCGAGGGGCGCCCAATGGCTCGGGGGCTGGGGCAAAGGCTCTGTTGCCGGGACCGGAAACCACGTCCAATTGACGTCCCGAAACGCAACGCACTGGCCGAAAGCTATCGACCAGACCTGCACGGGAAAGTGGTCGTCCGGCGCGCTGTCGATGGTGCGCCATTCTTCGTCGGCGCGCAGAATTTCGTTTTCCTCGCGCAGCCGCTTGAGTTCGGCTTCCAGCTTGTCGGCGGATACGGCGAGGACATAAAAGCCCACCAGCATCATCGCGAACCCGCAGGCCATCCAGCCCGCCCATTCCGTCCACCCAACGGACACGCCCGCAAGGATCACCAAAACAAAGCCGAGGCGATACAGCCAGCGGCGAAGATCAAGAAAGCGAACCGCCTGCCGAAGTTCGACAACGGACGTCGCGTGTTTCTTTCGCACCGGCTCTTTGAAAAGGAGAACGCCCCCCATCAAAAACAAGATCGGCGTCACGATGAGGCCGTACGCTGTTCCGACAAACTCTGCGATCAGAACGACCGGCTGGGGTGCAAAGTGGATCGACGCAATCAGCGCGGCGATGATCAGGTTTCCAAAAAACGCTTTAAGCATGTCGTGTCCTCGTTGTTTGATGCAGGCGGTCGCTTACGACAGCTTCGCCAGCGCCTCTTTCACTTCGTTGAGTTGAGCGTAGGCAAAGCCGCCAATGATGCCGTGCGGCATCGCGTCTTCGGGCTTGCCCTCTTGCATGGCGTCCCACGTGTCAGACACCATTTGCGCCGTTGCGTCGGGATAGCCGAACTCGCGCAGCGACTTCGCAACAATCTCGAACGCCTGCTTTTTGGTTTTGATTGCCATTGCTGTCTCCCTCAAAACGGAATGTCGTCGTCGATGGGGCCAGCAGGCTTGCGCCCGCCGGGTGCGGGGGTCTTGTTGGCGAATTGGTCGCCGTTCGGATCGTCGCCGCCGTAGCCGTCGCCAGCGTCGCGGCCTTTGCCGCCGTCCGAAAGCATGACCAGCGCGCCTCGGAAGCGCTGCAGGACAACCTCCGTGCTGTAGCGGTCGTTGCCGTCGTTGTCGGTCCACTTGCGGGTTTGCAAGGCGCCTTCGATGTAGATCTTGCCGCCCTTGCGCAGATACTTTTCTGCGACGTCGGCAATCTGCTCGTTGAAGATGACAACGCGATGCCACTCGACCTTTTCTTGCCGCTCGCCGGTCGTCTTGTCTTTCCAGCTTTCCGACGTCGCGAGCGAAAGGTTCACGACCTTGCCGCCGCTTTGCAGAGACCGGACCTCGGGGTCTTTCCCCAAGTTGCCGACCAAAATTACTTTGTTGACGCTACCCGACATTTCTCTCTCCTTTGCCGTTTCGGCAATCCTAAAAAAGTCACGCGCTGTCTATCCAGCGAAGCGTTCGCGCACCCATTCACCGCCCAGCGCGCGCTCTTCTATCGGAACGCGCGCGCGCATCGCGGCGGCCATGCCCATCCGCATCCCGTTCGATATGCCCCGATCCACGTAGACGGCCGAAAGCCCGGCCGCCCGGTACCATTCTATGCCAGCGCATATCCCCATCGCGCGTTCCTCGGGGATCGTATCGTCGAGGATGCCCTGCTGCGTGAGCAACAGGTGCGACGCGATGGGCGCCTCTCCGCGAAGGATGCAATCACGGACGCACGCGCGGGCATATGCGAGGTTCTTTTCTACTTCGCCCGCGTAGGGGCTTTCGACGATCACAAGAAGCATGCGGCTCTCCTATGCGGAAAAAAAGATCACCAGCCCCATCAAGGCGAGGCCGACGCTGCTGAACCCAGGTTCGATGAACGGGGATGCCGCTGCGATAAAGCACGCGGCGGCGGCAAGGTAGGCCATCAGATAAGCTCCTGCGGGCGATAGGTCGGCGGGAACTCGCGCAGCTTGAGACCGGGCGGCCACTCGTCGATATCGGCCCCGGCCTGCGTGTCCTTGAGAACAATGTTGAGGTGTTCCCCAAGGGCGTCCTCGACATAGGGGGCTGCGCCAAGCTGCTTGATGAACACCGGAACGTGCGTCGCCTTGCACTGGTCGATGGTGTCGATGGCCCAGCCGACGTTGAACCGCGCAAGCCCGCGCTTGCCGCTGCTTTCTTGCTTGCTCTCGCCGCCGACGATGATCCAGTGCAAGCATCCCGACGTCAGATACGGCATCCAGTTTACCGGGCCGAGAGCCGGTTCGTAGGAGACGCCCCGCACACGCGCGGGCAAGGAAAGCAGCTTGAAAATATCGCGGTCGGCCTCTTCCTGATTGACGATGGTCGCAAGCAGGTGGACGTTCGGATAGCCCGCGCCCCAATCCGGCGGGAGCATGCTTGCCGCGTTGCCGATGCGCTTCGTGACCAACTGCCAAGTCAGGTAAGGCGTCGCGCGGATCATTGCCCAAAGCCGCTCGCGTTGGCCCTCGGGCGCTTCGTTGTCGAACACGTCGGCGAGCGACGAGCAGAACACGCGGTGCGGCTGGCCGCTTTCTTTCGCGGCCTTGTTCCACTTGGGCGGTGCAGTCCAATAGCTGTCGGCCATCACCTTGCGCGGTACGCCCGGCCCCCAATGCGTGGCGCCGCCCCAGCGGCGCAGCTTGTCCGTTGCCTCGGCGTAGCAATTGTCGCAGCCCGGCCCGACTTTTGTGCAGCCAATCCATGCGTTGAACGTCGAGGTCGTCCAAGCAATTCCTGTCTTCTCGGCCATGCGTCGTCCTCCTAATTGATGCTGTCGAAGTTCGGGCGCGGCTTGTGCTCGCCGCAAGACCAAATGCCGTGCACCTGCGGGAAGTGGACTGCGAATATTTGTCCCGGCTGCCCGCCGACGACTTGCGGCGGGATCAGGAAGGACTGCGACACCGGCGGATACCGACGACAACGAAGCGTTTGCATGTCTTCGCGGTACACATGATCGCAGTTGCGGCAGGTTGGTTCGGTCATGGCGTTTCCTTTTCGATGTAGACCTTGAAATAGATGCAGGCGCTGCGGTCCTTACGGACGTGCAGCATCATGCGGGGAACGGGACCGCACTCCGTCCGGCTTGCGTCCGGCGAGCGGTTCCAAATTTCGACGCTGCTGCCGTCGCGCATCTTCTCGGTGCCCGAGTGCCGATAGCAGACGCCCAGGTTGTTCTTGAGAGCGATGGCGCTGTCGTATTCGAACGGCAGGCAATAGGGGGCGGGAACCGCGTCCATCAGCCGCCTTCCTTCTCGCGCAGGGCTTCGTCGCGCGCTGCATTCAATTCAGACATTGCTTCATGCGTCCCGCCCGCGTCAGGGTGCAGGCGGGATGCAAGGGTTTTGTACTCAATAATGATGGCAGATCGCGTGTGCCACACATTGTGCGGGAGGTTCAGAACATCGCGCCAATTGCGTTTGGCGGATTTGGGCGGCGGCAAGGATGTGAACCCGCTGAATGCCGCATCGACCATATCTCCGGTGCCCCAGCGAGCGATGCCGCGCATGGCGCCGATGGTTTTCGCGATGGCGTAGATGTTGTCCTCGACGATGGTCCACTTGTCGCAAGCGAATGCCATCTGGCGATTTTTGTAGAAAAAGTATGCTGCGGCTCCGACATCGTTTGGCCGCTTGGCTGCGGCCAGCGGCAGCCCGTCGCGACGCAGCGGCACGTTCGTTGAGAGGACGGGCGATTGCCCGCCGAGGCGGCGAATTTCTTCGTAAACCGCCCGGCATGCCGCACCGAAGCCGGTGTCGAACCGGGCGGCAATGCGCTTGTCGTTCGGGGTTCGTGGGCGGCCTTCCGGCCAATACAGGGGGAACGCTTCTGTCATGGTGGGCCTCTCGCCCGGCGGTCGTTGCGGCAACCGCCGGGACGCTGGTGGTAGTTACTCGGCGGTTCCGAACAGCAAGGGCACCTTGGTGCCGACCTGCGCTTTGGTCGCCGCTTCGCTGAACGCGTGATCGAACGCGCGCTCGGGCTGGTACATGGAATAGCTCCACATCACCCGCTGGCCGCTGACGCGATAGCGAAGGCGAACGACGATCCGGTAGGCAACGTCGTTGCGGAAGATCGGCACAGCGATCAGGAACAGGCTCGGCACCTTGAGCGGCGTTCCGTTCTCGTCGGCGTGCTGCTCGATGAACATGATCGTCGCTTCGCCCGACGAGATATTGACCGCGCCCTTGACGACCCCGCCGACGTTCACCTGCATGCCGCGCGACAGTTCCATCAGCTTGGTCGGCCCAGAAAGGCGGCCGTCGAGCGTGCGGACGATATCGGCCAGCTTTTCGTCGAGCGATTGCGGCACCTCGGAAACGTCGAGGATGCGCTCTTCGAGGAACACCGCGAACTCGGACTGGTTCATCCATTCGCCGTCCTTTGCATCCCAGGCGATGTATTCGTCCGAGAGCGGGAAAGGGTAGACGCCCATGTGCTTGCGCCAGTTTCCCGCGCCTTCGGCGCCCGCCGAGTGATAGTCGATCACCGACGTCAGCTTCGGCGTGCGCTTGTCCTCACCGGCCGTCGCAAAGATCACCGTGTCCGGCGTCTTGAAGCGGTTGACGTGGTCGATGAACGACTGCAGCGTTTCGAACTTGGCCGTGCCCTGGCGATGCTCCGGGCGAAGGCGGAATTGATCGACCTTGTCCTTGAGCGAGATGATCGCGCGCTGGCCGTTGCCGGTCGGAATTTCCGCCAGCAGGATGCTCTTGTCGAAGCCGTCCGGCAGCGTGAGCAGCCGGGCGCCCTGGTGCTTTTCGGCGAACGTGAACATCGCGCCCAGGTCCACTTCGGCGAGAGGTGCGGCGCCGATCACGCCGGGCATCAAAACGTCGGTGGGTTCGTCTTTCGGGGTGGTTTTTTTGTCGGCCATCTTTGGCTCCTGTTTTGAGTGCGGTTAGACCGCGACGACTTCGCCCTTCGGCTCGGTCACGTCGCGGAACGGCAGGTTCCGCTGCTTCGGGTTGGACGCGGAAAGGTTGTTCTCGGGCGTCAGGTACATGACTGTCCGCGCGTTGGGCTTCTTCGGCGCCTTGGTTTCGACCTTGGCGACAACATCGACCAATCCGCCGTCGAGCGTGAACCCGAGATTGATGGTCATGATGCCGCCAACCTTGCCGCCGAACTCCTGCTGGTGGTTCGACATGTCGGCCAGCAAAGCCTTCAGCTTGTCGGTGGCATCGTTGTGAAAGACGCCATCGTCGATGGCCGCGAGAACCGCAGCGAGCGTTCGCATCGGCGGCGGCGTGGTGTTCGTTTCGGACATGGGCGCTGTTACTCCTTCGGGGTAAAGCGAGCGGGCTTGAACACGGCGCGGTTGACCGCCATGAACCCCTGCTCGATGTGGGTGCGGCCGATAGCCAGCCAGCGCTGGTCGATATCGGGAGCGTCCTTCAAAGCGTCGAGGATGCGCAGCACGCGCTCTTCGGCGTCCTTGTTGGCGTTGACCAGCGCGACCGCGCCTTCGGATTGGGGCCGGTATCCCGAGACGGGAAGGCCGGAATGCGTTTGTTCGGTCATGGTTTTCCTTTCTGGCAAGCGTGGTTTAGGCGTGCGTCTCCTGCTGGCGTGCGGTCCTCCTACCGCATGTTCATCTGTGCGCGCCGGGTGCTTTCGGCTGTCCGCATCGCTTCAAAGCGCGCCTGCACCGCTTTCCAGCGGGCCAGGGCGATGTTCTTTTCGCGCACCGCGTCGGCGGTCGCGTAAACGTGGGTCGTCCATTCCGGCGAGCCGAGGGCCATGTCCTCGCACTCCTTGCGCGAGGCGTCCGGGTTCTCGCGGCGCTTTTCGTTCGTAAGCTGCGCGCGGACGGCGGCGTTGGTCCCTTCGAGCAAGTCTGCCGCGTGCTTGGCATGCGCGTACGCTTTGCCCGCCTCGTCCAGTTCGTGGGCGATGACGTTCGGGTCGAGGTCGCCGTCGTGGTTGCGATACCGATGGTCGTTCATTTTTGGGACGTTTCTGCGTCGATTGCGGCGACGCGGTTCGATTGAATTTCAGCTTACCTACTTTTGCCGTTTCAGCAAAATGAAAATGGGGAAGATGAACCACAGCGCGGAGGATACGAGCGCGCCGACGTATTGGCTGAAGCGAACAAGCGGATCGTCCGTGCGGCTCAAGCGGCCCCACGGGCAGAACCAGAGCATCATCCAGAACCCGACGAACCAGACAGCCCCGACAATCCACAGCAGAGTTTCAAGCATCGACGGTCACCTTCCAAACGACAGCGGAGCGGCCGGACTTGTTCTTGCGGCGGAGCCCCGTGTCTGTGATCCGGCTCATTGCGACGAGTTCCGAGAGCCGGGGGCGGATCGAGAGGATGTTTTCGCGCAGGTGCCCAGCGACCTCGTCGGCCGTGCAAGGGCACCGCTTCAGAACGTCGTAGACGGCATCGCGCAAGGTCGCGGCACGCTTTTGCGATGCCGTAGCGGCCTCGCCGGAGGTGTCGCCTTTCGACTTCACCCCCGGCGATGCGGGATACGCGAGCAGGTCGAACTGCTCGGCCATGCTATTCGGCCTGCGGGATGCCGAGGGCCTGCTTGCGGGCTGCGACCGCGCGCAAGATCGCAACGCGCGTGCCGCCGGGCAAAGCCTCGACCGTCTTGGCGTTCGCCTTGATGACGACGTCCATGTCGGCTTCCGACTTGGCCTCGGCAAGCGCAGCCGTGTAAGCCTCGACGTAGGCAACGAGGTGCGGCTTATTGTTGCGCATCGGCATCTCGATAGCCGCGTCCACCACCGCCGTGCCGCCGTAGAGCGCCTGCAGCAAGACGGCCGCTTCGCCGCCGTCCGGGTCGGCCATCACTTCGTTGGCCTGCTGCTGGTTGTTCTCCAACAGCAGCGACGGGTCGCGCGACTTGGCGTGCTTCTCGACCAGCCACTTTGCGAACTCGAGCGCGGTCGGCTTGACGTCGACATATTCGCCCTCTTCGTCGATCAGGTCGAACGTGCCCGGCTGGGGCTGCTGCGGTTCCGCTTGCGCGGGCTGCTGCTTGGCCTCTGCCTTGGTCGGGGTGGGTTCGGCCGCCTTGGCAACCTGGACAGCCGGGTGGGGCGGGAGGCCCGCTGCCGGGGGGCTTGCGGCGGGGGCCTGGGCGGTTGCCGCGACCTCCTGCTTGGGCTGGTCCTGCTGGGGCGAGAAATCCACCGGCGTGTCGGTCGGGGCTTCGAGCGCGGCAAGATCGACCACCTGCATGTGCCCGATGGACGCGAGGTCGGCGCGTCCGGCTTCCGACATGCTGTCGAGCGCTGCGGCGTTCGCGAACTCGATGCTCATGGGCACCGTCTTTGCCATCCGGCGGATCATCGTCTTTGCCGCCATCTCGTGTTCGAAGGCGACCCAGGGGTTCTTGAGGAAGGCGCTTTCGCCGCGAGCGCCCTTGTTGTCGCGCGAGCGCAGGGCCGACTTATAGCCCTCGCTGTTGTCGCGAACGCGCATCACCTCGGGATAGGGCAACACCTCGAACGCCTGCCCGTCCGACAAAGAGACGTGCGCGTATGCCCACAACGGCTTGCGTCCCTCGCGCGACCCGGTCGGGACGTGCCGCAGGTGCATGTTGCTGCCGTATTCGAAGGAGAACTCGTCGCCATCGTAAACGACGTCGGCGTGGATAGCCTTCATGTCGCCGCTGCGACGCATCAGATCCAGGTAGCCGCGATAGCCAATCACGACGTTGCACTCGACCTTTTCCGTCACCCACTCGCCGTCGATCTTCTTGCGCTTTTCAAACGGTATGAGGTAGGCGTGCCCCAGCGGCGTGTTCGGTTCGAGGCCCAAGGACGCCAGCGAGAGCATCGCGCCCAGCAGCGTCCAAAGATCGCACTCGGCCAGCTTGGGTGTCTTCTGGACCGAGAGCGCGAAGACGCGAAGCATGCGTTCCGGCGAGAGGTGCCGGGGCAAGGCGGCTTTGACGCGCTCGATCAGTTCGGGATGGGCAAGAGCCTCGCGGATCGTTTTCACGTCCTTGAGGGGGGCAACGGATGCGCGGGTCGGCATCGTTGCGACGCTATTGCTTGTCGTCATGTGTTTTCCTTTTTGGCAAACAGCTTTTGGACACAAAAAATCAGCGGATGGCGATCTTCTTCGTCTCGAAGAACCGGATGCCGGGCACCGCTTGCGGGATGCCGTTCGCGTCGCGGTTCGACTTCATGTGCGCCTTGACCATCGCTTCGTTGACCTGGATGAAGCCGACCGGCACCTTGGAAACGTCCTCGACCTCGAACTTCCATTCGGCGCGGAGCGAGGAAACGCTGCCAAGGTCGCCGCGCGTGCGGGACAATTCTGCGGGCTTGGCGAGCGCCCGCTCCTGCGCGCGTTCGGCATCGTTGTAAGCCGATGCGGCGACGTCGAGTTGCTTGCCGACCGCTTCATGCGCAGCCTCGGCAACGGCCGGAGCCGGGGCCGGGGCGTCGGCCGCCCGGCGCGCGGCCTCTTCGTCGGCCGCGATCTGCGCGAGGCGTCGGGCCTCGGCCTCGGCAGCGCGCGCTTCGTTTGCTTTGCGCTGGGCCTCTTCGGCTGCGGCCCGGCGTGCGGCTTCCTCCTTGCGCACCGCGTAGGAGGTCATCGCCTTGCGAACGCGGTCGGCGCCGACCATGAGATTGTCGAGCATGCCTTTCTTGAAGAAAGCCTGGACCGTGTCGCCAGCGACGTTGTAGGGCCGCTTGGCAGCTTCGCGGGCCTGATCGACCGCCTTTGCATGCGTCGTGATCTGCTTCACAAAATCGCCTGCGCGGCCGTTGACGTCGTCGTCGTTAATTTCCGAATGGTTCTCGACGAAGCGGTCGACGCCCGCGAGCAGGTCTTGTGCGCGGTCGATCAGTTCGGAGTGATCGAGGGCAAGCTGCTCGCGCAGCATGTCCGGGTCGAGGGCGGCCGGGAGATTGTGCCCCATTTGGGGCGGTGAGCGGTCTTCGGGCATTGGGGAACTCCTTAAAAGAGGGGCTTCATCTTCGTGAGGTCGATAGGCTGGCGAGGGTTTGCTGCCGGGTGGTCGGGTTGGTGCTTTTTTACGTGTTCGATCACGGAGACCTGAAAGTCGTGTTCCGTTTTGTCGATGCGTTCGCCGTACCACCAAATAGACAACACCTTGGCGGCGTGAACAGGATCAGCGTGCGGCTCGCCCTGTAACACCCCGCCGATGGTTGCCGACCACTTGCCGTCCTCAAAAATGATCTGCGCCGGAACCCTAACGCCACCGCGAATAAGGCGGATCAGGTAGTGACCGGCTTCGGGATCATTGACGGCGCGCGGGTTTTCTGCGCGGCGACCAGAGGGGACATAAGGCTTGCGTTCCATCGGCTCGACTTTGCCGGTTTGGCAAAGCGAGCGCAACTCAATTTTTTGCCAAGACGGCCAAAGCCATCCAGAAATTTGCAGGAATGAACGTCTATTCTTCGGAGCGGTACGCGCCGACGACCAGCGCTTCGATCACCGTCGTCGTATCGGCATGCGTTCCGGCAGTAAAGGGCTGCTGATACTCGGGGCGTGTCGAGCGGGGCCAAAGAAGCGCTCGACCGTCTTTTGCAGGCTGGTATTCGCGAACGGTCAGTTCGATCTTGCCGTCGCCGCGCGTCCTGCGCACAACGACCCTCTGTCCTGCTTGCGGCGTGTGCCCTTTGATCGGCGTGACAATCGCAACCGATCCAGCCGGATAAATCATATCCATGCTGTCGTCGGCAACGATAACGCCGTAGCGATTTTTATGCGCTGCGATCCTTGCGCGCGGGATGGTGAGAACGTTCCAATCTTTGCTGTCGAGTTCAGCCGATGCCAGCCAAACTCCCGCGTGCGCTTGTTGAGTGACCATGATCGTCTCCAAGGGCGATGTGGTCCCACCAGCGGCTTCTTCGGACATAAGAGCGTGAGCGGGAACGCCGAAGATTGTAGATAAAATTTCTGCATCGTCAACTTTCAAACGACGCGTTCCTACCTCTAGACGATGTACTTTAGTAAGGCCAAAGCCGGATTTTTCCGCAACGACCTCAAGCGTCATTTTGCGGCGCTCGCGCCATTCTCGTAGCTTGTTGGGGAAGGCTGAACTCGATGGTGTTTTGCTTGCCATGTGAGTGCTTCTTTTTTCCAAAGGGCTGCGGGCGCGGTAATTTAAACCACTGACTTCGGCGTCCAGCAATTACCGTTTTGGCAAAATTAGACGGCCTCGTTAGCTGAATTTCCAAGCATTTTATCATTGCTCTTGCATTGCTTTGCCAATTCGGCAAATAGTTGCCGACCATGAAGCACCCCCTCGGAAAATACTTATCGAGCCGCAAAGAAAGCCAGAACGCCTTTGCCAAGCGTTCGGGTCTGCATGTCTCGGTCATAAATCGCGTCATTCGCGGCGAGCGCCCGCCCTCGGTCGCGTTTGCCAAACGTGTCGCCAAGGTCACAAAAAACGCCGTCAAGTGGACGGCTCTTTTCGATTGGAGGAAGGCAGCCCAATGACGTCCGGCGCCCCGGCGGCAAAATTGCCGCGCCTTCCGCTCGCCTTCACGGTGCCCATCACCCCTTTTGGCAAAGCCCGCGCGCGGATCACCGCACGAGGCAACTATACCCCGACCAAGACCGCCGACCTTGAGCGGATGATCGCAATGTTCGCGCGGTCGGCGTTCAAGGGTCGCAAGCCGTTTGCCGGGGCGGTCGAGCTTGTCATTCAGTTCGACGTGCCGATCCCGCCGTCTTGGTCGAAGCGCAAGCGCGCCGATGCGCTGAACCGCACTCTCCTGCCGACGAGCAAGCCGGACCTCGACAACATGGTCAAGGCGGTCGGCGACGCGATGAACAAGATCGCCTACGCCGACGACAGCCAAGTCGCGTTTCTCACCGCGCGCAAATTTTACGCGGCGGTCGGCTGTATCCACGTCACAATCACAGCGCTTACCGAATGACCATAATCCCGTTCCCGGTTGGCGGCTTTCACCGTCGATGCCGGAACGGGATGCTCTCTCTCGAAAGCGTCGCGTCTATCGCGATAGCCGAGATGGCCTGGGACCAAATGGTCCGGGCGCACGCTGACTACCGAAAGAACCCCACGCCGGAAACGCGCGCCAATAGAACGCGGGCGGTCGGCGTGTACGTGAAACACTGCAAAAAGGATGACCCGAATGTTCGAGCCGACGCCTCCGCATAACTTCGAGATCGAGATGGGGTTGCTTGCCGCGCTTATGTCATCGCCGCGCGCGTTCGACCGTATCTGCAACACGACCCAGGTCGAGCATTTTGCAGACGACCGCCATCAAGCTATCTACGAGGCCATCGCCACGCTTTCGATCAAAGGCAAGCAGGTGAACGCGGCGACCCTCAAGACGTACTTTGATGCGAGCGGCACGCTTGCCGACATTGGCGGCACCGAGTATCTCGCGAGGCTGCAGGCGTCTGCCGTGACGCTCATAAACGTCGAGGACTATGCCGCAATGCTGCGCGACCTTTGGCAGCGGCGAACCCTCATGAGTTTGGCCGTGGATCTGAAAGCGACGGCCGCTGCCCCGGTCTTCGACAGTAGCGCCGACGAACTGATCGAGCAGGTGATGCTCGACCTTGAAGATGTTCGGTCGAGCAGCGAGACGGGCGCACTTGCGAGTATCGATGCCGCGATGGAGAGCGGCTACGAGATGGCCGACGAGGCGCATAAGCGTGGCGGCGGCCTGATCGGTATTCCGACCGGGTTCATCGACATCGACGAGGCGATGGGCGGCCTCGAACCGGGGGCCGTTTATGTGGTCGCCGGGCGGCCGTCGATGGGCAAGTCGGCGCTTGCGCTTTGGATGGCTTGGCAGGCTGGCCGGTGGATGGCGAACAATCCCGTGCCGTGGGACAAGGAAAGCAAGCCCGGCGCGGGCGTCTATTTTGCGTCGCTTGAGATGACGACGGTTGAGTTCGGCTACCGCTTGCTTGGCCCCCTGGCCGGAGTGCCGCCCTTCAACATGCGAACCGGCAAAACGAACATGGAGGACTTCACGCGCCTTGCCGAAGCGCGGCAAGCGTTTAGGGGCGTGAACCTCAACATCGACCAAACGCCTGCGCAAAGCATCTCGACGATCCGCGCGCGCGCACGGGCCATGAAGCGGCGCAAGGGGCTGGGGCTTATCGTTGTCGATCACATCGGCCTGATGCACGCGAGCCGCGAGGCTTTCAAGCAGGGGCGCCTTGCTGTCGTATCCGAGATCACGGCCGGTCTAAAGCAACTCGCAAAGGAATTGAACGTGCCGGTCGTCGCGCTTTCGCAGCTTTCACGCACCGTCGAGAGCCGCGAGAACAAGCGGCCCCAGCTTTCGGACCTTCGCGATAGCGGCACCATCGAGCAAGACGCAGACGTCGTGATGTTTTGCTATCGGCACGCCTACTATCTCGAGCGATCTAAGCCGGAGCGCCAGCCCGGCGAGAACGATGCGAAGTGGAACGAGCGGTTCGACAATTGGGCGCAGGCCCTTGATCACGTCAAAGACTTGGGCGAGGTATTGATCGCCAAGCAGCGCAATGGCCCTGTGAAAGACATCAGCATGCACTTCGACGGTCAAATGGTCCGGTTTTCCAGCCTCGCGAAGGACGCGTCTTGATGGCGGCCAAACTCGACAAACTGCCCTGGCTCAAATTCCACCCGCAGGATTGGCGGGGCGATGCCGGGCTGCGGATGTGTTCGCTTGCCGCGCGCGGTCTATGGATCGAGATGCTGGGCGTCATGCACGAGGCAGAGCCCTACGGTCACCTCGTGGTCAAGGGGAAGCCGGTCGGCGCGCAAGAGCTTTCGGCCATCGTCGGCGCCCCCATCGAGGCGGTCGAGGCGGCGCTTGCCGAACTCGAAAACTGGCAGGTTTGCGACCGCAATCGGGCGGGCACAATCACCTCCCGCCGGATGATACGGGATGCGAAACGCCGAGATAAATTGAAGATAAATGGGAGCAAAGGGGGGAACCCAGCCCTTAGAAAAACAACGGAAAATTCCCCCTTGGATAACCAACCGGATAAACCCATAGAGGCTAGAGACCAGAGACTAGAGAAGAAAGAACAGCATCCGTCATCACCAATCTTGGAACCGGAGGCACCGCCGAGGGCGGCTTACGTTTTGACGGATGGACAGATGGAGATGATCACTGCGTTCGACGATGCGATTGTCACGACGTGGGGAGAGGGGGCGCGTCGTCGTCGGCCTGCGGGCGGCGACCCGGAGACCGCACAGCAGCTTTTGTCGCTTGGCATCTCGGCGCCCGTCTTCAAAGCGACTTGCCTCAAGGTGATGGGGCGGCTCGCGGTCATGGCCAAGGGACCGCCCGGCGCCTTGTCGTATTGCCTCAAGGCGGCGATGGACGACCGTTCGGCTGCCCCGATGCAGTTTGCTGTTTCGGCAAACGGACCCCCGGCCCCGATCTACACGCTCAAGGACGAGGCGGCCGAGCGGCTGGCATCGTTTGGCCGCACCGGGGTCTGGCTCGATATTTGGGGGCCGCGCCCCGAAGCCAAACCGGCTGCGGCGGCCAAGGGCGGGCGCTGATGGCCTATGGCGGCAAACCCCGCCTGCCCCGCGCGCAGGCTATCCAGGCGGCCCGGATTTGGCGGCGTGGAAGGTTCGGAACGGATGCGATTGCTCGCCACCTTGGCTTTTCCGAGGCGGCCGTTTGGAACAGCCGTGCAGACGCGGACGGCTCTACGGCTTGGCTCGAACCGATTTGCGGCGAGCGACCGGCTTGATCTTGGCGGGGTTGCTTGCCCGGCTTTTGGCGGGCTTGCTCCTGGACGCAAGCTTAAATGCGACAAACATCGCGACCGCGTCGGGGATCGGCCGACGTCCATTCAGCCAGGCGTTGACGTGCTGCCGGACGTGGGATCGGCCCGTCGCGTCGTTCAGGGCGGCGGCGAACTCGGGCTGGTTCAGCCCAAGGGTTTCAAGCGCTTTGTGCAATTCGGTCGGTTTCATGGCCGGGAACGTAACCCGCTGGTGTTCGCGCCTGCAACAGCGACGTGCGCAAAGTTAAACTGGCACGAAAAACCCCGCCCAAAGATCGGGCGGGGTTCAATCGAGGCCCCCTTGGGCGGGGGTTATAGCCTGGGCGGGCGGCTCGCGCACCAGCGGCCCGGAAATCCGCCCTAGCGGCGGGATTAGAAGGGCACCGAGAGGGGCTGGCGGTGAATAGGCCCGTTCCAATCGCCCTGGTCGCCCCCCTTGGCCGCCTTGCGCTTGCCCCGCTTCTTGGGCTTGGGGCGGCTGGCGATCTTGCCGTCGAAGTCGAACCCCAGGCCATCGTTCGGGTCGTAGCTGAAGGCCGGTTGCCGGGCGGGCCGGTTCTCGTCGTCCTGCGCCCGCGCCATCACGCCCCAAACCCCCAGGTAGGCGTCATGCCGCTTCCGGTCTTTGACGCTGTCCTTAAAGTTCCCGTAGCTGATGTTGCGCGCAGCTTCTGCCAGCGTCTTGGCAAGGACGTCGCGGTCGATGAAAACGCGGAAGCGATAGTCGCGGCCCGGTGTCTCGTAGACCTTGCGGCCGGGCCAGATCGCCTGCAGATCGCCGCGCAGGCGTCCGCGCACAACGAGCAGCCGGGGTTTGGTCGGATGCGCAACGGCAGAGAAGAAGGAGTTGTTCAGAAAGACCCACATGCGTTGTCCCTCCTAGAAAAGATGCAGGGCGAAAATTCCCGCCCCAAAAAGCGTGAGCCATCCGATGACGTCGGCGGCTATTTCGGAATAGGTGCGAGGGTGCTTGCGCATCAGCCTCGCTCCTTGATCGCGTCGCGCAGTAGCGTTTCGAAGTTGTCGCCGCGCCAAGAGTTGCCGTTGCCGAACTCGATGTTCGCGTCCTTGAGCATGTCGCGGTCGAAAACCGCGCACCGGCCGCTGCCCTCGAAAACGACCGCCGTCATGTTGCGATTGATCGCCGGGGAGTGGTCGGTGTCGAGCCAGTTGAATGTGGCAACGTGGAAGCCTTCGCCGCTGACCCCGTTGCGGTGATAGGCAAGCTTGATGTTCTCGATCTTCATGGGTTGACGCATTGCGTCCTCCTGTTTTCCGTTTTGGCAAAAGCAGTCCGGGCGCGAGTTTCCCCGCGCCCGGTCGTCGGATCAGGCTGCGCGCTGCGCGGCCTTGGCGAGCAGCTTGCCCGCCTTGCGTTCGAGGTCGAGGCGTTCGTCCTGGTGCGGGATCGAGCGGGCAACTGCGGTGATGCCCTGGACCATGTCCCATACGCTCTGCGCGGTGTGCCCTTCTTCGTTCTCGACCGCCGTGATGATCTTCGTGACCATCCCCTTGGCGAAGCCCTGGTTGGCGAGCCATTCGCGGCGGTCGTCCTCGTTCTTGGCAACGATGGCGGCCTTCGCCGCGCCGATCCCCGCAATCACTCCGGCCGTCGATGCCTCCGTGTAGCGCAGGAGGGCCGGGGCGGCTTCGGCAATGAAGCGGTCGGGCGCGTTCTTGCTGTGGCGGATCGAGAGTTCTTCGAAGCCCTCAACGCCCCAAAGGTTGCGGTTCATGCAGACCCCGCGCAGGAGGAAAGTCGCCAGCCCGAGCGTCTTGCTGCCCACTTCCGAGTTGTAAGCGTAGAAGCCCCGGAAGACCAAGTCGGGCGAGCCATCCGCAAGCTTGCCAATTTCGATGGGATGCGTGTCGTCCACCAAAAACATGAAAACGTCCCGGTCGCTGGCGTAGAGCGTCGTGGTGTCCTTCGTGATGTCGACAAAGGGGTTGTATTTGCCCGCGCCCCAATCGAGCATGCCCGGCACCTTCCAGCGCGTGTCGCCCGTGCCGTTGCCTGCAAACTTTTGCACCGCGCTGACCAGTTCGTGATCGTAGATGCGCCCGTATTCCGGGCCGGTGACCGCGTGCAGCTGTTCCTCGCCCGTGGTCGGGTTGCGGTAGGCTTGCACCAGTTCGTTTGCCTGCGTTGCCAGCCCCCATTGCATGTTCAGGGCGGCGAGGAAGGCGGGCTGGCGGCGCAAGAACCCGGCCGGGGCTTGGGCGCGCTGGCAGATCTGGCTGAAGGTCCAGTGGCTCATCGAATAGGGGGTCTCGTCGTCGATGCCGCCGATGGTGAGCGCATCCGGGTTGTCGCGGCTTGCGTTGACCTTGAGGCTGCGCGTTTCGACCACCGTTGCCTTGCAGGGTTCGGCGCGTTGCTTGACCGAGGCCATCAGTTCGTCGAGCGAAAGGAAGCGCTGGTCATCCGGGCGGGTCGCCCATTGGCGGTTCAAAACGCCGTTGTGCCCACCGCGCGAGGTGTCCACCTTGAAAGCTTCTGTGACCGCCGGGCCTGCGGCCGGGGCGGGGTTCAGTGTGATCGTGCTGCCGTCCATGTTGTTTGCTCCGTTTGCCTCTGGCGGCGTTGCCTCCGGGGATCGGGGGCCTTTTGCCGTTTTGGCAAGACAAGGTGTAACTCCACGGTATTACTGAAGTCCAGCGATTATTTTGAAAAAAGTTAGATGAGCACGAAGCCCGAAAAGCCGGGGGTTTTGGCGGCCTTGTGTCGGCTTTGCCTTTTCGGCAAACTCCGGCCAGCCCCAAGGAGGCCCCCATGCCCGACAAAAAACCTCAGCCGCTTGCGATCAAGTACGTCCCTATCGACACGCTCATCCCCTACGCGCGCAACAGCCGAACGCACAGCGATGTGCAGGTCGCGCAGCTTGCGGCGTCGATCAAGGAGTTCGGATGGACGAACCCCGTGATCGTGGACGGCGACGCGGGGATCATCGCCGGGCACGGGCGCGTGCTTGCGGCGCGCAAGCTTGGCATCACGGAGGTGCCGGTCGTCGAGCGCAACGACATGACGCCTGCGCAAAAGAAAGCCTACATCATCGCCGACAACAAGCTGGCGCTGAACGCGGGCTGGGACTTCGACATGCTCAAGGTCGAACTCGGCGAGTTGCAGACCGAGGGCTTCGATCTGAACATGATCGGGTTCAGCGACAAGGAATTGAACGGCATCATGGGCGAGTTGCGCACCGGCCTCACGGACGCAGACGACGCACCGCCGGAGCCGGTCAATCCTGTCTCGCGACCGGGAGACCTCTGGATACTCGGCAAGCACCGCCTGCTTTGCGGATCGTCCATCGTCGCGACCGACGTCGAGCGGTTGCTCAACGGCACGAAGCCGCTGCTCATGGTGACCGATCCGCCCTACGGCGTGAACTACGATCCGGCGTGGCGCAATCGAGTGCTGCGCGAGGATGGGTCGCGGGTTGCGGCGCGCGCAACCGGCAAGGTGATGAACGACGACAAGGCAGACTGGACGGAGGCGTGGGCGTTGTTTCCCGGCGAGGTCGCCTACGTTTGGCACGGCGCGCTGCACTCCGGCGAGGTCGAGAAAAGCCTGCGCGACGCGGGCTTCAATGTTCGCTCGCAGATCATTTGGGACAAGACGCGCCTTGTGATCGGTCGCGGCGACTATCACTGGCAGCACGAGCCGTGCTGGTATGCCGTCCGCAAGGGCGGCAAGGGGCACTGGTTTGGGGACCGCAAGCAGACGACCATTTGGCCGATTGCGCACCTCAAGTCCGAGACGGGTCACGGCACGCAAAAGCCCGTCGAGTGCATGCGCAAGCCCATCGAGAACAACTCGTCGCCCGGCCAGATCGTCTACGAGCCTTTCAGTGGATCTGGCACGACGATCATGGCGGGCGAGCAGGTCGACCGCTGCGTCTACGCGATGGAGCTTGCCGAAAAATATGTCGACGTTGCAGTGATGCGCTGGGAGGCGTTCACCGGAGAGGAGGCGGTTCTCGACGGCACCGGAGAGACTTTTAAGGCAACTGCTAAGGCGCGCGGTGTGAAGGTTCCGTCCGTTGATCTTCAGGTCAAGGAGAAGAAGAAGCCTGCGCGCGCGAAGCCTTAATCCCGCACGGTTTGCATCTTCCTCCAACGCCTCGGCCATCCGTTTTGCAACCGCAATGCGGACAAGACTTCGTCCTGCGGTTCGAAAAGTCACGACCATGAGCAAGCCCGTGGCACGGGACGCAAAGCGTCACGCCATTTGAAAGATCAAACCGAAGATCGGGATGCTCTGAAAAAAAAAGAACGTGGTGAGCGTTAAGAGCGCATTTTGACGCCCCGCATTTTTGGCAGGTGTATTTGTCGCGCTGAAAAACAGCGCGTCTCCACCTTGCCAATGCTTGCGATGACCGCTTTCGGTCGTTGATGAGGGTTGCCCCACCTTTCCACGCCGGGGCGGCTGGGCCAACGCGGTGCCGATACACACAAGCTGTGGAGCAGTACTTGACCCGGTCTCCTTCGCGAGGCTTGAACATTGCGCCGCAGCCAGCGCACGCGACCATTTGCTTTCTATCCGACCAGCACGCTTTGCTGCAGAATTTTGCCGTATTCGCCCTGAACGCGTGCGTCCAGAATGCACTGCCGCATTTTTGACAATTCAATTCAACACGACGGCGGCGCGAAAGAACCTGTTTCATATTTACCCGGTAAACCCGAACTCGACGTCTAAGCAATAGGCGAAAACGCAGAACCCCTCGCGCTTGACGTCGCGAGGGGTTCAAAATGCACCGAGTACCATTCATGCAGAATGGATTTTTTCTGTCGATCTAGCGCATGTCTGCCTCCTCTTGTTTGGACAAGTAGGAGGCCAAAGCTTGCGCGCTTTTGCCGAAAAAGAAAAGCCTCGCCTATTGGACAGCCGATAAAGCGCTGGGAGCGGGAGACGGATTTGAACCGACGACCTTCAGGTTATGGGCCTGACGAGCTACCGGACTGCTCTATCCCGCATCAGCGACCTCTCAAAAAAATGGCCCCATCCGGGGGGACGGGGCCAGTTTAGGGAGGAAACGCCCACCCTCCGCTGCTTTCGCCGGAGGGGCGCCTCGAGTTTTGGCTGCGAGACGCTTTCTGTTTGCCAGTTCGGCAAACGTCGTGCAAGCGCGATTTTACAGGGCGGCGACCAGCGCCGTCCCGTAGCGGTGCGCCATTTTGTAGTAGGTGTTGCAGGGCTTGAAGGTCGCCAGGAGATCGGTCAGCGCCTTCTTCGGGTTGTCGCCCAGCGATGCCTCTTCGATCCGGTCGATGAGTTGCTGCGCGGCCTTATTCGTGGCCGATGCGATCACCGGCTTGACCGTCCAATCGCGGGGCGGCTTGACCGGCTTGGCGGCCTTGGCGCTCTTCGGCTTGGCGGGGGCGGCTGCGGGGGCCATCCCGGCGATCACCGATGCGGGGTCGCCATCCGGCAGCGCAAGGGCTGTGGCGGGCGCCTGGGAGGGCTTGGCGGCCTTGGTCGCTGCAACGGTCGGCTGCTTCTTGGCGGCCTTGGCTGCGGCGCGCTCGGCGGCTTTCTTGTTGGCAGCGGCCAGCTTCGCCTCTTCCGCCGCGTCCATCTCGACCGACTTGGCTTTCTTGGCTTTGGCGGGCTTCGAGGCCGGGGTCTTGGCGGGCTTCGGCGCCTTGGTCTTAGGCGCGGACACCGGCTTGGTTGCCTTGGCGGCTTTGGCTTCGCGGGCGGCCTTGGCCGCAGCTTCTTTCGCACCGATCTTCTTGCTCATCTTGGCTCTCCTGTTTCGCCGGGGCCAATCCCCAAGCGTTGAGGACGTGTAACTCCGTGGTGTTACAGGCGTCAAGTCTTTTGTCAGGCCGCCCATTCGGCAACGATTGCGGCCCAAAGGACGTCCGGCTGATCGGAATAGACGCGGGCCATCATCAAGACGTCGTCGCCGCGAACGTGAACAAGCACGGCGCCATTGATGATCCGCTGCGGCTTCAATCGCCACGGCACGCGCGGCTTTGTCCCGATGGTCGCGCCAATCGAGAACCGCTTCACGCACGGCTGCTTGTTGAGCCACGCGAAAACCTCGCGCGTCCCTTTCGGCATCGAACTGTGCGTGCCGCCCAGCTTCGATATGTCGGAGCGGCTCACGACGCGCCGTCCTTTTCGACTTTGTCGCGCAGGTCTTTGTAAGCTGCCGTCATCTGTTCCAGCTTTTCGAACGGTTGTTGCTGGGCAAAAACTTTGACGCACATCTCGGCAATATCGAACGCGAGCGCGTCCATCTTGTTGCGGAGTTTCTCTGCCTCCCATTCCGCTTCCCGCTTGGCTCTTTCCGCCTCGTCCTTTGCCTTGCGGGCAATCGGGTCGTGCGCCTTGCAGAACAGACCGGCGGGGCCAAAGCCGTTTTTTCGCGTGCATTGGTGACTGTGCCCAAAGCTGTCGCGAGGCAAGACGGTCTCGCAGCATTTTCCCGCGACATAGGGGCGACCGTTCAAGCCTCCATATGCGCCGTACGAATAGCCCTGCGCGTGTTCGATCTTCGTGAACTCGCTCGGCCACGACGGCTTTGCGTCAGCCTTTGTCATTTTGGGCCTCTGCTTGAAGGTGCTTGCAAACGGCGTACCCCATCTCCTGCAGTCGCAAGTCGATGTCGGCAATGACGCCCGCCCCAGGCGGCGACCTCGTGCGGTCTATCTTGCTCTCGACCGCCAGCTTTTTCCGGCCGAGATACACCGACGTGATCAGGGTGATGTTGCGCGGGTCCGGGTCGATGGGCGGGAAGGACGCGACGACCGCTTGCGCGAGCGCCTTGCAGCCCGGCTCGCCGCACGCGGGCGGCGGCCATTGGCCCTGCAAAGAGTGGCACGGCGGCTCGCCCCTATTGGCGCAAGTCTCGGTGCAGATCGCGCGCCCGATTGCCTCCCACGCCTCGGTGACTTTGAGCGGCTTGGTCATCGCGATACGCACTCCCATCGGTTGGTCATGTTGTTCAAGCGGCACTCGGACACGACCTTGCCCGTCTTGCGGTCGCGGCAAACGAGCAGGTGCCCCCAGGTCTGTCGGCACTCGAATTGCGTGCCGGGCGGGGGCGTCTGTCCTCTTGCTGCCGACAGAACAAGGATGACGCCCAGGCAGGCGGCGGCCACAAAGATCGCGGGCTTCATCGGCGTCCCTCCTGCGTCTCCATGCGAACGCGCTCATCCCAAACTCGCAGACCGATGGCGAGTTCGGCGTCCACCCTCTCGCGGTAGGCGACGAACGTTTGCCGCTCTTGTCCGCTCGGGCAGTTGTGCATTGCGAACACGGCCCCGGTCCTGGCAAGCAGGTTCGGAATGTCGGCCTTCGGGACGCCAAGCTCGCGAGCGTGCTTGACCGCAAGCTGCATGATGACGCCCGTGAAAAGGGCGTCGCGCAGCGCGCTCTCGTTCGGATCGTCGGCCATTACTTGACCCCCATCTTGATTGCGTAGGTTTCCATGCGGCGGCCGATGGCGACGTGATCGTCCAGCAGCTTTTCGAGGGCCTTGCCGATGCGCGCCTGCTCGGCCTGCATCGCCTGCATCTCGACGTCGGCTTTGATCGGGCCAAAGCCATCGTCGCGAACCTCGGTCACGACAGACCTCGGGACGCCCGCAATTTCCGCGATCTTCTGGTCGCTCCACCCGGTTGCGTATTGCCCCGATGTGGTGTCGAACCGCTCCTCAAGCATCCCGATAATCCGACGCATCAGCGAGATCGGGAGGCTTTGGGCGGTCATCTTGGCGGCGCTTGCGGTCATCTTTGTTGGCTCCTTGGGCGGCTGCGGTGCGGCCGTTTCAGTGGGGATCGGTTGCGGTAGGGTGGGCTTTGCTGGCGGCGGCGGCGGGGCTGTGGCGGGCACTGCGGCCGGGGTGGGGGGCACGACCGTCAGGGTCGGCTTGGCGCGCGGTGTGCGCTGGCAAGTGGGACACGTTGCGTCGCCCCGGCTTGCGAAGTACCAGCCCGCTTGCCCGAATTTTTTGAGCAGTATCTCGGGCGGGACTGATGTGACCATGCCGACGTCGTGCGTTGCTCCGCATCCGCATGTTGCTGTCGCCACGCGCCTAAGCTTGCCGTCGCCGTCCGGGCGCATCGAGACGACGAAAGATCTGCTTCGGCGGTTCAGTTCGGCCTCGTATCCCGTGACGTACTTTCTCATTCGTTCCTCCTTTTGCTGTTTTGGCAAAACCAGAATGGGCAAATGAACGGGCTGGCGTCAAGTCGCCTTTTCACCCAGCTTGGCAAGGACGTTGCGGGCGCGGCGAATATCGGCGCGCTTGATCCAGACGTCGTCGACCTGCCCATCGTTCGCCTGCAGATCGAAATCATCTTCATCCGCGATGCGCGCGCCCGGCGACATGTCTTTGTCGATGTCGTCGGGGTGCAGCCACTTATCGGCAAGCGGCTTGAGCGCAACGCGGCACTCGTCGAGCAAAGCGTTCAGGCGGGCAATCTCGTTCTGCGTCATGCTGTTCTTGGTGATGACCGCGTCCGCAGCTTTGCGCGCTGCGGCGAGTTCGGCTTTTGCATCGAGCAGCGACGAGACGTCGCCCATGATTGTTTCGCGGCTAGATGCCGCCTGGGATAGCCGCTTGAGCGCGGCAAGCACCTCGGCGTCCATTTGGTGATCCTTTCAGGCTTCCCATCCGCGCGCCTTGCGCTCGGCATGGAGGGTTGCAATGTCGGCCTGCTTGATCGCCGTATCGACGCGGCGTTTTATGTCGGCCTCGGACACTTGCCCGGAAGGGCGGCAGGATCGGCCATCGGCGCGGTCGTGCGGCGGTATCCGGCCGTTCGACGTCCAGCCGGTGATTTTGCACGCCGGGCACTGCCAGCTTCGTTGCGTTGCGCGCGTCATTCCCGATCCTCCCCAAGCGCGCGTGCGTATCCCAGGAAGTCGGCAATGGCGGCCCGCTCGGCGTCCTCGGCCATGTTGCTGCTCGGGCTGCTCGACCGATTGGCCGGGTACTTCGTGCCGCGAATGAGCGTGTCGCGCATCCCCATGATCGCCAGCCGATAGACCGCAGCCTTGCGGAATAGCTCCGTCACGCCCGTTTTCTTGACCACCTTCAAAAGGTCGGTCGCAAGCTTTTCGCGGGCAATATCCTCGGTCTTGCCGACCACCCAACTGATCGCGTACATCGCGTCGTGCGGGTTCGCCGCGATCTTTTCGGCAAGGGCCTTGCGCGTGTCGGTCCCTTGCTTGATCCAGCCCTGAAGGTGGCGCTCAAGATATTCGACGGCCTCGGCGTCGCGAAGGCGGGCAATTTGCTCGCGCGGCAAGCCATCGCTCATCCACATCTTGTCGGCCTTGGCGATTTTGGCGGCCCAGGCTTTGCTCGGGTTGAATGGGACGGTCATCGGGAAAACTCCTTGGGGCGGGATGCCCCGGTACGGCCCTAAGCCCCGCTCGGCTTCCCGGCGGGGCTGGTGGGGCGGCGAGCGGCTATTCGCCCTTCATGTCGCCGTCGCGGCCCTCGGCGTCCTCAAGGCTGCTGATGGCGTCCTCAATGGCGCTGATGCACTCCTGTGCCTTCTCGCCCTTTTCGCCGCCTTGGAAGCTCTCCGGCATGTTGTCGTAGGCTTCTTGCTCTTCGTCCCGCACCGTCTCCAAGATGCCGCGGGCCTCTTCAATCATCGCAACGGCCTTGGCGATCTGTTTGCGGCGCTCGGCGTTCATCGCGGTTTGTCCTTTTCCGTTTCGGCAAGCCTGGGCGGCTCGTCCATGACCAGTGTTGTAACTCCGTGGAGTTACAGACGCAACCCAAAAAGAAAGTAAATACAGGATTTTATGACAAGGCAAAAAGCCCAATAATTTGCGGGCGTTGTGCGGACGTGCGGCGCGTGATAGCTTGCCGAAACAGCAAAACCGGATTTTTTAGGCCCCAGGATGCCCGCTCGTCCGACCATCAAGTTCAAAAAGAAACGGCCGCCCAAGGACAAAGGCGGGCGCCCTTCTTTTAAGCCGACCGATCAGCAGCGCCGCGACGTTCTGCAATACGCAGCCGTGGGCATCGGCCAGGACGAAATGTGCGTCGCGCTCGGCATCTCCTTGCCGACCCTGCACAAGTATTTCCGTACCGAACTCGACACCGGCGCGATTAAGGCGAACGCGGTCATCGGCGGTTCGATCTTCAACGCCGGTCGCAACGGCAACATGCAGGCCGCCATCTTTTGGGCCAAGACCCGCATGGGCTGGAAGGAGACAAACGTCCAAGAGGTCACCGGCAAAGACGGCGGCCCGATCCAGACCGAGGACGTTACGGCCGACCCGGCGTCGATCATTGCCGAACGCCTCGCGCAACTCGCTGCCGCGCACGCGCCCAAGGACCAGGAGGGCGGATCGTGACGACTGAACGCCATCGTTGCACGAACCGTCCGCCCGTCGGCACGCGCCATCACCCGCATGCTTCGGACGATCCGACGCCCGACACCTGGGATGTGCGTCCGAATGGCGACCGCGTCTGCTCGCATTGCACCTCGATGCACCCGGATGACTTTGCGGCCCTTGCCCTCAAGGCTTGCGGCGACGCGGCTTACGGCATCGAGTACACGCAGTTCCCTTGGCGCTTGTCCGTCTTCCAGCCGGGCGTCGATAGCGATAGCGAGGGGGCGAAGCGCTTTCACCGCTGGCACGCACCCGCCAATCCCCGGCCCGACGAGACGGCGAACATCTCGCTCGCCATCCACCTGACGCGCGGACGCAAGATCGCAGCGGCGAAAGCCTCGTTCGATGCCTGACGGCGGCAGCGCCCTTTCGCTTGCTACCCAGGTAGCCTTGCTGCCGCCGGACGAGCGCGCGCGCATCCTCGCGTCCCTCGATCCGGCAAGCCTGCTCTACGACTGGAATTTTTGGGCGCGGCCCGACCAACTCCCCCCGGCTGGTGATTGGCAGTTTTGGGGCAACATCGCCGGTCGCGGCTCGGGCAAGACCCGCTCGGGATCGGAGTGGGTGCGCAAGAAGGTCCGCAAAGGCACAAAGCCCACCCGTGGCGCGCTGGTAGCGGCAACGGCGGGCGACGGGCGCGATATCATGGTGGAAGGCCCTGCGGGCTTGCTGTCGGTGTTCCCGCCCCACGAACGCCCGATCTATGAACCCTCGAAGCGTAAGATCACCTTTCCGTCGAACGGCAGCGTCGCGCTCCTGTTCTCGGCCGAGGAACCCGAACGCTTGCGCGGCCCGAACCATCACTGGTCTTGGTGCGACGAGGTCGGCTCCTGGAAATATCAGGTCCGCACCTGGGACATGCTGCAGTTCGGTCTGCGCCTTGGCGACAACCCGCAATGCCTTGTGACGACGACGCCCCGGCCGACGCCCGTGCTGCGCGAGCTTGTCTCGAACGCGCTGGGCATGACCGTTATCACCCGGTCGTCCACCTACGCGAACAAGGGGAACCTCGCCGGGTCGTTCTTGCGCAAGATGCTGCTCAAGTACGAGGGCACGAACCTTGGCCGCCAAGAATTGATGGGCGAGCTTATCAATGACACGCCCGGCGCGCTCTGGACGCGCGGCCTGATCGAAAGCAACCGCATCGGAGATCCGAAGAAGGTTCCGCCGATGCAGCGGATCGTGATCGGCGTCGACCCGCCCGCCACGTCCGGCAAAGAGAACCAGGACATGGACAAGCTGCCCGAGTGCGGCATCGTCGTCGCGGGCAAGGGCATCGACGGCCACGCCTACGTTTGGGAGGACGCATCGCTGACCGGAACCCCAGACGAGTGGGGCAAGGAGGTCAACGGCGTGTACCAGCGCTATCGCGCCGACCGCGTCATCGCCGAGGTCAACCAGGGCGGCGAGATGGTCGAATACGTCATCCGCACCGTCAACAAGTCGATCAGCTACACCGGCGTGCATGCGTCGAAGGGCAAGATCACGCGCGCCGAACCGATTGCTGCCCTCTACGAACAAGGCCGCGTCCACCACATCGGGATGCACGGCCCGCTCGAAGACCAGATGACGACCTACGTGCCGGGCAACAAGTCGCCCGACCGCATGGACGCGCTGGTGTGGGCGCTCACCGAATTGATGCTCGACGACAACCTTGCGAGCGACTTCGCTCCGCACATCGATATCGAGCCGTCCAATTGGAGGATCAGCTAAATGTCCGAGACCATCAATCAGCAAGACGTCGCGAAGGATATCCTCGCGGAGCTTGGCGATACCGGCCTCCGTCGCTTCTCCGGCACGATCAGCGAAGAGTTCCTTTCGCAGCTTATCGGGACCAAGGGCCAGCGCGTCTACATGGAGATGCGCGACAACCATCCGGTCGTTGGCGCGACGCTGTTCGCCATTCGCATGTTGATGCGGCAGGTGCCGTGGCGCATCGAAGCCGCGAGCGACAAGCCGGATGACCGGGCGAACGCGCAATTCCTGCAGGAGTGCATGGACGATATGTCCGCATCCTGGGACGACACCATCGCCGAGATTTTTACGTTCCTCGACTATGGCTTCGCGTTTCACGAGTTGGTCTACAAAGAACGGCGCGGCCCCGAACAGCAAGACCCGTCCAAGCGCTCGCGCTACAACGACGGCAAGATCGGCTGGCGCAAGATCGCCGGGCGCAGCCAAGACACGCTGCTGCGCTGGATCATCGACGAGGACGGCGGCGTGCGCGGCTTCGTCCAGCAGCCGTGGACCGGCGGCATCCGCATCATCCCCATCGAACGCGGGCTGCTGTTCCGCGCATCGACGGCCAAGAACAACCCCGAGGGCCGGTCGATCCTGCGCAACGCGGCGGTCCCGTACCTCTTCCAAAAAAAGCTGCTCGAAGTCGAGGCCATCGGCGCGGAGCGCGATCTTGCCGGCCTGCCCGTCGCGCGCGTGCCCTCGGCGTACATGAGCCGCTCGGCCACGCCGGAGCAGCGGGTCGTCTACAACATCATGAAGGGCATCGTCCGCTCGGTAAAACGCGACGAGGGCGAGGGCATCGTGCTGCCTTCGGACGTGGACAAGAACGGCAAGCCGCTCTTCGACCTGACGCTCATGTCGTCCGGCGGCTCGCGCCAGTTCGACGTCGACAAGATCATCCAGCGGTACGACCAGCGCATCGCAATGACGATGCTCGCCGACTTCATCCTGCTGGGCCACGAGAAGGTCGGGTCGTTCGCCCTCTCGTCGGACAAGACCGATATCTTCGCGACGGCCATCGGATCGTTCCTCGATAGCGTGTGCGACATCTTCAACCGCCACGCCATCCCTCGCTTGCTCAAGCTGAACGGCCTCAAGGTCAACGCGACGCCCATCTTGACGCACGGCGATATCGAGAAGCCGAACCTTGCCGAACTCGGCGCCTACGTCCAGGCGCTCTCGGCGGCGGGCATGCCGCTGTTCCCTGACCCGGCGACCGAAAAGTATCTGCGCGACGCTGGCAACCTTCCCGAACCCGATCCGTCCGCAACGCCCGAGGCGGGCACCGGCGCGGGCAAGACGGAAGCCAAGCCGACCGACGACAAGCCCGAACCCATCGCGGCCCCCGGTACGGCCGCGCCCAAGAACGGAACTCAAAAGGAGTAGCAGACCATGAGCCTCGACAATGCAGCCGAAAGCGCGACTATCGACATGCTCCTCAAGGGCACGGACCCGTCGTGGCGCGCTGGCGCAACGGCGTATGCGGCCCTCATTCAAGGCGCGGAGAACGAAGCCGCGCCGATGACGGGCGAGTGCAATTACACCGGCTACGCGCGCATCCCCCTCACGAAAGCGTCCGCGTATTCAGGCACTGGCGCCACGCGCAGCAATGCAAACCAGCTTCAATGGGGCAAGCGCACGGATGCCGGGGCAACGCAGACCGCGACGCACGTCATCATTTGCGATACGCCCTCGGGCGCGGTCAACATGGCAATCCTTGCCGACATGGTCGACGACCTTGATATCTCGCTGAACATCACGCCCATCGTCGCCGCTGGCGACCTGACGATCACGGTCGTCTGATGGTTGGGTTCCTGTCGCTCAACGAACTCGGTGAGGCCGAACGCGAGGGGCGCACCAGCTTCTGCACCTTCCGCAAGGTGCCGTCGCAGGCGTCCACCGCGAACGGCTGGGTCGACTATTCTATGGCTGGCGGGAACCCGGTCCCGAACTTCTATGCTGCGTCTCCGTTCGAGGCGTCGTTCCTTGACCCGTTTAAGGGTGTATTCCACGGCGACGACAAAGCTCCCTATTCAAAGCACCTCGCCAAGCTGCTCGTCGTCACGCCGACGGCTGCGATGCTGGGGCCTGTAACTCTCTTGGATTACTTGATGTTCTACCCGTTCATCGACGGCGACGCAGCAGGTGAAATTCAAACCCTCACGAACCCAAGCGCAATGCCTTTGACGCGTTCAACCGATGGCCTCGGCGTGCGCGTGATGGCTATCGTCTCGGCCCCGACGACCGGCGGCGGATCGTTCCGTTATTACTACGACGACGCAAACGGCGTGGCGCAGGTCAGCCCGATCATCAATGTCAACACGGCGATCACGAACATCGCATCGTGCCTTACAGGCGACCCGAACAGCGCGTCGAACGGTGCGCCGTTTCTTCCGATGGGGGGCGACGGCAATGGGGTTCGGCGCATCACGGATGTGGAGGTCATCACGCCCATCGGCGGCTTGTTCTCGCTGGTGCTGGTCAACGCGCTCGGCTCGACGGTGATGCGCGAGGTCAATACGCCCTACGAGCTTGAGTACGTCACGATGAAGCCGGGCCTCCCGCGCGTCTTTGACGGTGCTTTCTTGAACTTCATCGGCAATCCCGCCGGATCGGTTGCTGGCGGCATCTTCACCGGCAACGCCCACTTCGCATGGAGCAAATAAAATGCCCGGCTATGGCTCTCAAGACGAACTCATCTCCAAGATCACCCAGCTTGGCCAGTACAAGCGGATCGAGATGAACAAGCTCATCAACCCGGCGCACACCGCGACGGCTGGATGGCACGCGACGTTCACCCTTCCTGGCTATCCAAACGCGGGCACGTTTCCGGCAGCGCAAGACCTCGTGCTGCAGTCGCCGTCCGAACTCGCGGGCGACGGCACGGTGTTCATTGGCCCGCAGCACAACGGTCTCGTCGGGCCTTCCGCCAAGAAGCTGTGCCTGAACTTCGGCGCGAACATCATCGCCGCTGCCGGAGCGCCGTGGCAGGTCAAGATCGTCGATCTGGTCGGCTATTACCGGCTCTCCGGCGCGAACATCACCGGCACCGGCTCTCGCGTCCTCATCAACTCGAACACGGTCGTCGCATCGTCGTCGGCTGGCCTCTTGCTGACGTACGCAAACGACTTCACGAACCTCTCCAAGGTCCGGTTCACCAACTCGGGCGGCGCACTCCCTACGGGCCTTGCTCTTGCGACGGACTATTGGCTGGTGCGCGCAGGCGCAACGACTGGTCGCGTTGCAACGTCGCTGGAGAACGCCGTCGCGGGCGCGACCATTGCCTTTACCGATGCGGGCACTGGCACGCACACGATGGCAATCCAGAACCCGCGCTATCAAAACGGCGTAGGCTGCGAGGCGATGTTTGTCGCGCAGACGCAGCCGACCGCAGGCGGCCCGACCCTTTCGGCGTCCAGCTACACAAACACGGCCGGAACCCCCGGCCGTGCGTTCCAGGGCGGCGTCACTCTCGGGGCTACGGCCGACGCCTACGCCACGCGCATCCTGCACTCGGGCAACGCGGCTGGTCGTTATGGCCCATACCTGCCGCGTCAGGGTGCCGACACCGGCATTCAGTCCATCCAGAGCTTCACGTGGTCGGGCGGCACTGCCTACACGGGGACGGGCGTTGGCGCGCTGTGCATCGTTAAGTCGCTCGGGGACGTTCTCATTCCGGCATCCGGCATGTACTCGGAACGCGACTTCGTGAACCAGTTCCCGTCGTTCCCCGAGGTGCCGGACAACGCCTGTCTCGGCTTCTTGATCTATTCGACCGGCGCGACCAGCGCGAACTCCCCGTTCACAGCGAACCTCGACGTAGGGTGGGCATGATGAACGCCAAAGACCTCAAGGCAATCGTTGACGACTATCCGCGCTGGCGCGGCAACTCGTACGCGCTCGCGACGATCATCGCCGAAGCGCAGCGCGACGAGACCCTGCAAAAGATCGAGGAGGCAGGCCAGCAGGAGCTTGCCGACCAAATCAGGAGCCAACCCTGATGGCATTGATCGGCAACGGCATGCGTGGGGGCGGTGGTCCTTACGCCTTTCGGTTCGGCGGGGCATACGGGGCCAATCGTGCCGCGTTCCATTCGGCCGGGCAGATGCGGAACTTCCATGCCAACGCGGCGGTTCAGGTCGCCGACGTTGCGCAATCGCGTCCGTTCGGGCGGCCCTCCGGTTCGCGTGCGCCGACCTCTTGGTCCCTTGGGATCGTCGGAGGTGCCATCAAGTCGCGCGCAAGCCGGATCGACGTCAACGCAAGCGCGGTGTCGTCGCAAGGGCGTAGCTCGGCGGCGACAGCAACGGTAACGATCACGGGCGTGGCCGCAGGCCAGTTGATCGCGGCGGGCGTTGCGAACGCGACCATCGCTTTCTCCGCGTCCGCTGCTCCGGCGGCACTCCGCAGCGGCGTTGCGAACGCAGCCATCGCATTCACGGCATCGGTTGTCCCCAGCGCTACACTGAACGGCGTCGCAAGCGCGGTCGTGACGGTCAATGCCTCGGCCCAATCTCAGGGCTACGGCAGCATCGTCGCCACGACCGAAGAAAGCGGCCTTACCCCTACCGGCATCGCGAAGGCCGTCTGGAACAGCCTCGCGTCTGAAAACGACGTGGCCGGTTCGATGGGCGAGAAGCTGAACGCGGCGGGCGCTGCGGGCGACCCGCTGCTTGGCATTATCGAGGACGGCGAAACGCTCCGCGAAACGATGCGCCTCTTGCGCGCCGTCCTGCTGGGCAACGGCGAAGGGCTGGAAGGCTCGACCATGACGTTCAAGTCCAAGGACGGCACGATCACCCGCGTGACGGCAACCTATAACGCGGGCACGCGCACGATTACGCTGGTGGATGCGTCGTGAGCTACTTTGGCCGATATCAGGGCAACAGCCTCGGCAGTTGGCTTGGCCGGATTGCCAGTGCGGCCGCAATTTTCAAGCAGGCTATCGCGGGCACCTTCCGGCAAGTCGTCGCCTTGCAGGCGTCGCTGTCGCCCTTGCGCGCGGCGTTGACGGGCACCTTCGCCCCTACGGCGGCGGCCCTTGGCGGCTTCCGGGGCGCGGCGGCGTTGGGCCTTGGCGGCTCCCCGGCTATCCGGGTCGCATTGGCCGGGCAATTCGGGGTCGCCGTGGCGCTTTCCGGGGCGCACACGCGCGCGCGGGCGCTGGCCGGTACGGTTGGCGCACCCGCCTCCCTGACCGCGCAGGCGGGGCCGACTTCCGCTTTGGCGGGCCTATTCAACCCGCCGGTCTCGCTGGTCGGGACATTCAGCACGGCAACCCAACTCTCAGGCGAAGCAAAGGGCGCGCTATGACAGCCACCAGCCAAAATTTCACGCTCTATCAGGGCGACGATCTTGTCCTGCAAGTGACCGTCAAAAACCCGGACGGAACCGTCAAGGATTTGACCGGGGCCTCGTCGATCAAGTGGGCGATGGCCAAGGCCGCCAAGGGGACGGCATTGCTGTCCAAGACGCTCGGCGCGGGGATCACGAACGCCGCCCCGCTCACGGGCGTGTTCGAGGTCACTATCGCGCAAGGGGACACCCCGACTATTGCGGCCGGGGCCTACTACCACGAAGCCGAGTTGGTCGATGCGGCGGGCAAGAAGTCGACGGTTCTGGTCGGGACCGCAACCATCGTGCAGGCGTTGATCGCATAGCATTGTGGCGAAGCCGATGACCGACAAGCGCGCGGCGGCCGTCGCCGAAATAAAGGGGCGATGGCTTGGCGCGTTTTACCGTTCCGGCAAAAAGAAACTCACGGCCATCTCGCCAGAGGACGAAAAAAGACTTATAGACGAAGCCGTGGCCTCTGGCCGCGTCACGCAATGCCCGCCCCGTTTTCTTTTGCCGTCGCAGCAAGGTGCAGTCGATGATCCGAGTTCCCAGCGCAAGCGTCGTCGTGAAGGGTGAGGGGACCGCCCTTGGACGGCGTGGTGGAGTGGCGGTTGCGGCCCGCCACTCCACCAGCACACTCGAAGCAATCTTCAAGGTATCGCCATCGTTCAAGGCGCAGCAGGACGCGCTGCTCGCGCTCGGGCAAAAGTTCGAACCCAAAATCCGCAACGCATTCATTCGGGCTGTGAACGCTATCCAAGACGAGGCGGGCCTGAACACGCTCGCCGATGCCATCGCGACCGGGCGTTGGGAGTTCGTGCTTGCGGCGACCGGCCTCGACAAGTTCGAGGTCGAGCTTGGCGGCATGATCGACGCCATCAACGAGAACTGGCAAGCGGCGGGCACGCTCACTGCGCAGCAGGCGGCGTCCGGCCTCACCGGCTTGAAGGTTGCGGTGCGTTTCGATCCGATGAACCCGCGCGCGACGGAATACGCTCGAGCCTATGCTTACGACCTCATCACGAACATCTCGCGGCAGACGCAAGGCGCCATCCGCGAGGTCATCGGCGCGCAAAGCATCAGCGGCGACAACCCGCGCACGACCGCACGCCAAATCAAGCAGGTGATCGGCCTCACCCCGCAGCAGGCCAAGGCGCTCGCGAACTATCGCAAGGCGCTGGTCAACGGCAAGTGGGGGCAGGCCGCGTCGTACAGCATCGGCGGCAACGCAGAGCGCAGCATCAATGCGACGGCCCGGATCGGCGAGGCGATGGACCCGGCCAAGGTCGACAAGTTGGTCGAGGGCTATCGCCAGCGGCTGTTGCGCATGCGCTCGGAAACAATCGCCCGAACGGAAAGCATGCGCGCGGTGTCGAACGGCGCAGCCGAGGCTTGGCGGCAAGTCGCGCGCGGCAGCAACGTGGCGCCCGGCGCATTCCGCCGGTATTGGGTTTCGACAGACGATGGCCGCACGCGCGATAGCCATCGCGATATGCCGTCGATCAATGCGGGCGGCGTTGGGATTGACGAGCCGTTCAAGCTGCCCGGCGGCGGCACGATCATGCACCCGCACGACCCCGAAGCCCCTGGCGGCGAGACGATCAACTGCCGCTGCGCCGTCGTCGTTCGCATCGAAGAGCTGGACAGCGGCATCCCGCAATTCATGCCGGGCGCTGGCCGCTCGATCATGCCTCGCCAATGAACCACGAACCGATCCCGCCCCGGCTCGACACGATCCACTCCTACTCGAAAGGATGGCGCGGCGGCTTCGCGGCTGGCCGTTGGGTTGGATGGTGCGAAGCGGTTGGCTCGCGCATCGCTTACGTCGCGGCGGGCGCAGCGCTCGTTCTGCTCTTGCCTCACCTCGCAAAATGGACCGGCCAATGACCGCTCGGATGTTCAACGAAGTCCTCAAGGATGCTGGCCTCAGCGACGTGCATGTGCCCGGCGGCGGCAAGCGCAAGGCGCGGACGTTCGCCCAGGTGCGCGCGGAGCAGACCGTTCGAACGGCCAAGTCCTTCGACGATGCGCTGGCCGACATGCGCAAGGGCTTCAACGCCGAACAGCCCCGCGACGCGGACGGCAAGTGGACCGCTGGCGGCGGGGGCGGTGGGCCGCGCACCTCAATCAGCGACGGCCTTGGCAACATGGGTGGCTCTGGCGGGGCCACAGCGCCCGGCGGGATGCCCCACAACGCCGACCGGGCGGCGGCAAGCCGTATGCCCCACCCCGATGCCCACGCGCGCATGCTGGCCGTTGCCAAGCCCGATACTGCGGCCTGGGGCCAGCAGACCGCCGGGCGCTCGGCCGTCAACAAGATGCGCGCGCTGCGCACGCACGCCGAACGCGGCGATATCGCAGCCATCCAGGCAATCCCTACGTCGCGGTCGAACACATATCAGACCCGTGCCGACGACTATAAGCAGGCGCTGTTGAATGCGGCTGGCATGGCGGGCACATCCCCGCCGGTTACGAACACGCGCGGGCCGCGCAACGTCCAGCGCATCGAAGACGACCAAAACCTTGCCGCGATGGCATCGCGCAACGCGGCCAGCGCAGCGGCCCAGCTTCAAGCAAGCCAAGCACGGGCGGCGGCTGCACCGCCCCCTGCCGTTACCCCGGAAATTAGCCCGGCGGCCAACCGCGTCGGGGAAGCTCCTCGGATGCCTCTCGGCATTAAGAACCCGGCAGCGCTCGCGCGCGCAAACCGGATCAAGGCTGCGCTGGAGGCAGGCGACCTTGCCGCTGTGCGTGCAAACGCCCGCCCCGCATCGTCTGGCCGCAACTCGAAGGAGGTCAACGCCTACGCGGACGCGGCTATCGCGCACCTCAACACGCCCGAGATGCGTGCGAACGCGGAGCGCATGCGCGCGGAGGCCAAGGTGCGCGCGGCAAAAGCACTGCAACGCGAAGCCGAAGGGCGCGCATCGGCAAACGCGCGTGTCGATGCGGAGTTGAACTCGAACAAGGCATTCCGCACGCGCGCAGTGGTCGGCGCCAACATTCACGCCGTAAAGGTCACAGGCTCGGACCTACATGTGATGCGGATGTTCGGCGATAGTCACGACAAGAACACGCTGCGGCGCCTTGGCGAGACGATGATTGCCGACTATCCGGGCACTACGTTCGCTATGAGCATGACCGTCACCGAACGCGAAGCGGCCATTTCGTTCCAGGGGCGCGATGGCACGTCGATCCGTCGCACCTTCTCCCGAAACAACGCTGGCGAACTCACGGTCTATCACGCCTATTTCAAGGCGGGGCGCCAGGGCAACGGCGCGGGCAAGGAGTTCTTTCGCACGTCGATGGGCGTCTACCAATCGCTCGGCGTGAAGGAGGTTGGCGTTACGGCCAACATTGACGTGGGCATGTATGCTTGGGCCAAGTACGGCTTCACTCCTGAGCAAGCTGGCTGGCGACGCGTTAAAGAACACGCAGCTGCAAAATTGCGCAGCCTTCAAATGTCGCGCTCGGGAAGCGATATCATGGCTGCCGACGCGGCGAAGCTTCGGTCAATCCTGTCGTCGAACGATCCGCGCTCGATGTGGAAGCTTGCCGACGCAAAAACCGGGGACCGCAGCATCGGCAAGGAACTCATCCTTGGCGGCCCGTCTTGGTCCGGCACAATCAAGACCGATGATGCGGTGGCGATGCGGCGCTACACCGACTATGTTACCCGCCCCACCCAAGGAGGAAGGTAGCTATGCCGCAAAAACGCACCGTTTACGACCGCGATTGGCCGGAGGGCAAACGCCCACCCGGCATCGTCGATGCAATGGCCGAAGACCTCGCTGACTTCGAGGCCAGCGGCCCCAGCATTCACGACTATCAGCTTGGGCAAGAGGAATGGCCGGGCGACGCGGATATCGCCGACGAAGAGAAGCGCAAGGCTGGCCTCGTTCCCGATCCCGATCCTACGCAGCCTGTAAATTGATGGTGCAACATGGATGAGTATGTCATCGCATCGTTTTTGATCTTCGGCACCATCGCGCTTGTCGTGGCGCTGATTTTCCGGCCGTTCATCCTCTGGTATTTCAAGATCGATGAGCGGATCAAGATCGCGGCCGAAGCCGCAGCAACGCTGCGCCATATCCGCGACCGCATCCCTGAACCCAAGGAGTAGGCGCCATGGCTGACTGCGAGATCATTCTGAAAAGCGAAGACCAGCGCATCGTTTGGGGCTGGGCCTCTGTGATCGAAAAGGGCGGAAAGATCGTGGTCGACCACCAGGGCGACATGATCGAGCCTACAGAACTCGCCAAGGCCGCGCACGGCTATGTCGCGACCGCGCGCGTGGGCAAGGCGATGCACGATGGTCCGAAGGTCGCCGAGTTGGTCGAGAGCATCGTCGTTACCAAGGGCGGCGGGTTCGAGGCACTGCTCAAGTCGATGGGCGTCGCGATGCCAGATACGATGCCGATGCAGGGCTGGTGGGTCGGCTTCAAGGTTCACGACGACGCAACGTGGGCGCTGGTCAAGTCCGGCAAGCTCAAGGCGTTCAGCATCGGCGGGTCCGGCAAGCGCGTTGACGCCCCGGCGGCATAGCAAAACACACAGCATCCGGTAGGTGCAGGGGGGCTTCGGCCCCCCTCTTTTGTGTCTAGGGTAAAAAATCATCTTGCCGAAACGGCAAATCTCGTGTCATAGCGAGAGACATGCCGAAGCTGCTCAAGGACATGCAACTGGACGAAATCTCGCTGGTGGATGAACCCGCCAGCCCCGGCGCGCGTGTCGCATTGTTCAAGCGGCGTGCCTCCGATCAGTTTGCCGAAACAGCAAATCCCTACCATGATGTTCGCAAGGCTCTGGTCGACGACGGTATCCCCGACGTCGGCCTTTTTGCGTTCGACGATGCCATCCAGAAGGCCGCGCCCAAGTTGAAGGCACGCGACTTCGACGAGGTCATCGCCGAGGACGAGGCGGTCCAGGAAGCCTACGAGGCGACGCGCGAGTTGCAGACGATGGTCTACGCGCTTGGCACTTCGATCCGCGAAATCTTTACCGACCCGGCGATCAAAGACACGACCGCCGCCGTCGAAGAAACCGTCCAGCAGTTTGTCGCCGCTGTTCAGGACGAGTTGAGCAACGGCGAAGAACCCGATCCCGAAACCGAATTGGAGAAGGCCATGAAGCCCTGCGCCGACTGCGCCGAACCGAAGGTTTGCAAAGAAAAAGGAGCGTGCGCCATGAGCGACGTGAACAAGAACGACGAAGCCATCCAGAAGCGGATCGACGAAGCCGTAGCGAAGGCCAAGGCCGAAGCCACGGAAGCCATCTCGAAGGCGAACGCGAGCGCCGCCGAAGCCATCGCGAAGGCGAACGGCCAGATCGAAGAGATCAACAAGGAGCGCGCGGAGCGTGCCGATGCCGAGCGCTTGGCGAAGGCCAAGACGCTCGTGGACGGCCTGCCGGGCATGGACGCGGAAGTCGTCGCCAAGTCGCTCAAGGAAATCTCGGCGGAAGGCGCTGCGGCACTCGAAAAGACGCTCAATGCGGCGCGCGAAGCCCTCAAGCTCGCTTCCGTCACGAAGCAGATCGGCGCCGACGCGACCGGCGGCGGCAAGGATGGGGACGCGAATAGCTCCATCGCCAAGGCCGCTGCGGTCATCAAGGCCGCGCAGCCGACGCTCACCACGGCGCAGGCCATCGCCAAGGCGCTCGACGCCAACCCGGAGCTTTACAGCGAGTACCTCGCGCAGCGCTAAACCCCATTCGAAGAAGGAGCCACGCAAATGGCTGTTCAGACCCCTGGCATCAATATCGGCATCTGCACCGCAGCGGCCGATCTTTCGGCTGCAAGCAATCAGTTCCGCGCAGTGCGCGTCACGGCGGCTTTCGCCGTCAATCTCACCAACGCCGCCGGTCAGGCGACCATCGGCATCCTGCAGAACAAGCCCGCGAGCGGCCAGCCCGCCGACATCGTGATGGTGGGCGTCAGCAAGGCGGTTGCCGGTGCTGCGATCACCGTTGGCTCCGAAGTCATGGCGGGCGCGGACGGCCGCATCATCACGGCGGCCACGGCCGGTTCGAACGTGATCGGCGTCGCCTTGGAAGCTGCCGCCAACGCGAACGAAGTCATCACCGTCGCCCTCAACGCTGGCGCGGCCATCGTCTAAGGCCGGGCATCAGCCCTTTTCACAGGAGTAACGCAAAATGCCCCAGCCCACTTCCGGCGATGTGCATGTCAACGGCCCGCTGACCAACATCAGCGTCGCCTACGTCCAAGAGCAGAGCGCGTTCATCGCCGACAAGGTTTTCCCTGTCGTGCCGGTGTCGAAGCAGTCGGACCTCTACTATGTCTATTCGAAGGAGGACTTCCTTCGCGACGAGGCCCGCACGCGAGCCCCCGGCACCGAGAGCGCTGGCGGCGGCTACAACCTTTCGACCGCGCAATACGCCGCAACGGTCGAAGCGTTCCACAAGGACGTGGACGATCAGGTTCGCGCCAACTCCGACCAGCCGCTGAACATGGACCGCGACGCGGCCAAGTTCGTGACGCAGAAGCTGCTCATCCGTCGCGAGAGCCGCTTCATGTCGTCGTACTTCACGACCGGCGTGTGGGGCACGGACATCACCCCCGGCACGCTCTGGTCGGCGGCATCCTCGACGCCCATCGCCAACATCGAAACCGGCCGCATGGCAATCCAGTCCGTGACCGGCTTCGCGCCGAACACGCTGGTCGTCGGCCCGCGCGTCCATGCCGCACTCAAGACGAACGCCGACATCGTCGAGCGCATCAAGTACACCTCGTCGGATAGCGTCCAGGCCGAAATCCTGGCACGCCTGTTCGGCGTGGACCGCTACCTCGTCGCGAACGCCGTTCGCACGACCGGCCCGGAAGGCGGCACGCAGACGACCGACTTCATCGCTGGCCGTCACGCCCTGCTCTGCTACTCGGCGCCGTCCCCGTCGCTGATGATGCCGACCGCCGGATACACGTTCGCGTGGTCGGGCTTCGTCGGCGCGACGAACGGTATGCGGACGAAGTCGTTCCGCATGGAGAACTTGGCCTCCGACCGCATCGAAGGCGAAATGGCCTACGACATGCGCACGGTCGCGACGGCGATGGGCTACTTCTTCAACAACGTCGTTGCCTAAACTACGTTTGCTGTAACGGCAAACGCAAACCAAGGAGCCGCACCTATGGCAAAGGAAGACAAGACGAACCCGGTCGCCGCCCAGGCAGCCGCGATGGCAGCCGGAGGCGGCGACGATGCCTCTCCGGCTGCTGCTCCGACCAGCCCGCCTGCCGCACCGGCAGCCGTCGCCAGCGTCGGAGCAGAAACGCCGTTCGTCATCTTGGAGAGCTTCACGCTCAACGAGCGGACGTTCGGAGTTGGCCAGAAGCTGACCGCAAAGGATGTCGCGCTGTTCAAGGACGGCATGCTCGACCGGCGCATCAAGAACGGGTTCATCGGCCTCAACGCCTGACCTGTTCGGAAGAAGATCGACCCGGCGCGCGTCAGGCAAAAGTCAGGCGCGCGCCGCTTTTTTAAGGAGCCTTCGGATGGCCGATCAAACCAACCAGCGCGAGCCCTGGCACTTGGACCGCAAAGTCCCGCTGGCCTTTATCTTCGCAATTTTCGTGCAGACCGTCGTTGCTGGCATCTTCATCGGCGAACTGCGCTCGACCCTCACGGCGGTTGCGTCCCGCGTCGAAAAGCTCGAGGCGTATGACCTCGCTCAATCGACGAACGACCGCGCCGTTTCCGAACGCCTTGCGCGCATCGAAACCAACATCACCAACATCGACCGCACGCTCACGCGCGTGGACAGCACCATCGACCGGCTCGCCAACAGCCAGCGCCAGGGGGCGCCGCGCTGATGGCCGTCATCGTCGAAACCGGCGCGATCATTCCGAACGCCAACGCATACTGCGACGCGGCCTATGTGCTGGCGTATGCGACCGCGCGCGGCTTGGACTTCGCGACAGGTGCCGACGCGGATGCTGCCGTCGTCAAGGCGACCGATTACATCGACAGCCGCTACACGTTCAACGGCGGGCGCGTTTCTTCGACGCAGGAACTCGCGTGGCCGCGCACGGGCGCCTGGGATCGTGCAGAGCAGATCGAGATTGCCTCGAACGCCATCCCGTCCGTCTTGAAGCGCGCCGTCGCCGAGTTGGCGATCAAGGCGCTGGCCGGGACCGCCCTCGTCGAAGACCTCGCGCGCGGCGGCAAAATCCAGTCGCAGAGCGTCGGCGAAATTTCCGTCACCTATGAAACCGGCGACGGCATCGACGTCGGAACGAAGTTCGGCATCACCGGGTTGCTCAAGGGGTTGATCCGCAACACCGACGAGGAGCCGATCCCCTACACATCGCAGCCCAACGACAGCACCTATTTCAAGACCGGCATGTTCGACAATAACGGTGTCCCGTGAGCGGCTTCTATCTCGGCCTGCAGAACGATGCACTGGCGCTGCTCAAGCAGTTCGGCCAGCCCATGACGCTGCGCCGCGTGACCGATGGCGCCTACGATCCGGCAACGGGCGTGGTCGCGCGCAGCGAGCAGGACACGACCGTGACCGGCGCCGTCTTTGGCATCAACGACGAGCGCGTGAACGGCTCGACGGTTCTGCGTGGCGACAAAGAGGCGACCATCTCGGCCAAGGCGCTCGCGGCGCCCAAGGCGAACGGCGACCTGCTTATCGTCCAGGGCGACCGGCACCAGATTGTCAGCGTCGCCCCGCTCGCGCCCGGCGGCGTTGCCGTCATCTACAAGCTTCAAATTCGGAAGGCCGCATGATCACGGTCAGCACCGAGGAGTTTTCGCGCGGCCTGCAGGGGTGGGCCAATCGCTTCAACGTCCGCAACGATGTTGCCGTGCGCAACATCGCCTCGCGCCTGTTCGAGGGGATCATCCGCTACACCCCGGTCGACACCGGATGGGCGCGCGCGAACTGGTATCCGTCGATCAATACGCGCGTGAGTGTCGATCCGGGCGATGCCCCCGAAGGGGCCGTCAACATCCCGGCGGCCCAGCCCGCAGCGGTCGTTGCGACCGGCAAGGCGGGCGACATCTTCTTCCTGCAAAACGGCGTGAGCTACATCAAGAACCTTGAGGACGGCACATCGCAGCAGGCACCCGAGGGCATGGTCAAGCGCGCAATCGCGGACGTCGGTACGTTCCTCAATCAATACGCCGGGGGGCGGCGATGAGCTTTTCCAGCGAGCGCGCCTCCATCGAAAGCCGGTTCCAGACCCTTTGGGCTTCGGCGACCGACCTCGTGTTCGAAAATGTGGCCTACACGCCCGCGCAGGGAACGCCGTACACGCGCCTCTCGATCAAGAACGGGGATACGCAGCGGATCACCATCGGAACGCGCCAGCACCGCGCTGCGGGCCTGATTGTGGCCCAAATCTTCGTGCCTTTCGGCGGCGGGTCGGATGCGGCGCGCACCCTCGCTGATACGGCTGCCGCGATTTTCCGCGACCAAACCTTCGACGGCATCCTCTGCCGTTCGTCATCCATCCAAATCGTCGGGCAGTCCGGCGACTGGTTCCAAGTCAACGTCTCGACCGCTTTCCAGCGGGATGAGATTTTCGCCTAATAGGAGGGCGCCATGTCGGACAGCAACCGGGTACAGGTTCAGTACATCGAAGAGGCAACGCCGGGCACGACGCCCGCCATTGCACAGCCGGGCACCCCGCAATCGACGCTCCGCGTCGCCCGCATCACGGGCGAGAGCATCATGTTCGCTATCGCCAACACCACGTCGGCAGAGTTGCGCGCCGACCGCATGGTGTCGGCGCTCGTTCAGACGGGCGCGCAGAACGGCGGCGACCTGAACTTCGAACTGTCGTTCCCGGCCGCACGCACTTTCCTCGACCAGATGTTCGGCAGCGCGCTCGCGGCGCAGTGGACCAACACGCCCGAGTTCTTCAACCTCACCGCCGACGCGACGATCACCGACGCAGGCACTGTCGCCAACACGTTCGCCGTTGTTTCCGGCGGCACGGCCATGATCCTGGGGCATCTTGTGCAGTCCTCGGGCTTCACGAACGCGGCCAACAATCAGGTGTTTAAGGTCGCGTCCTCGACCGGCACCACGGTCGTTGGCGCGGCCCTTGGCCTCATTGCCGAAACGGTGCCGCCTGCCGGTGCCCGCCTCAAGGTCGTAGGCTGCGAAGGCGTTGCTGGCGATATCACCGCAACCGCGTCCGGCCTCGCCTGCACGGCCTTGAACTTCCTCAACCTCGGCGTGGTCGCGGGCATGTGGGTCAAGGTCGGCTCGACTGTTGTCGGCAATCAGTTTGCCAATACGGCAAACAATGACTGGATCAGGGTCACGGCCGTTACGGCGACGACGATCACCGCCGACAACCTGCCGAGCGGCTGGGCCGTCGATGCGGGCGCGGGTAAGACGATCCGTCTGTGGTTCGGCGACATCCTGCGCAACGGGGTCGCGGCGCGCTCGTTCACGCTCGAAAAGCAGTTCCTCGACTTGACCGTCCCGGTGTACGCGATCTATCGCGGCATGCAGGTCGGCAGCATGAACATGTCGATTGCGTCCGGCTCGATCATCAGCGGGTCGTTCAGCTTCCTCGGCACGACGCACGTCCCCAACACGGCGGCAATCGGCGCGGGCGCGGCGGCGACGACTTCGCAGGTGATGAACGCGGTCGCCAACGTCGCGCGCATCTCGGAAGGCGGGGCAGCGGTCACCGGCCCGAACTTCGTCAAGAGCCTGACGTTCAACGCGGTCAACAATCTGCGCGAACAGCCCGCAGTTTCGGTGCTTGGGTTGGCGGGCGTTGGCATGGGCCGCTTCGACGTGAAGGGCAGCATGCAGACCTATTTCGGTTCGAAGGCGCTCTACGACAAGTACGTGGCCAGCACGCAGACCTCGGTCAGCAACATCAATGCGCTGAACGGGCAGGCCGTTATCGTCACGCTTCCGGCGGTCAAGTTCGATGACGGCAAGATCGTCGCGTCGGGCGCCAACCAGGACGTGATGTGCGACCTGACCTTCACCGCGATCCGCGATCCGGCCACGAACTGCGAACTCGATATCCAGCGCGTCGAGTATTTCCTGTGACGCTTGGTGCCGCAGAGCAGGTCGAATTGCTGCGCGAGATCGCCGGGCACTTGAACCGCGTCGTTCAACAGAACGAGCGGATCATCGGCCTGCTGATGTTGCAGAACGGACTTCGTTCGCTCAACGCGGACGAGCGCAAATGGCTGTCGGACTGCCGCAAGGAGGCGTCCAAGGCCGCATAGGTTCCTCGCGCGGTCCTCACCCGCGCGCGGGAGCAAGACAGGGTTGCGCAACCTGGGGCCGGGTCCGTGTGAGGCGGGTCCGGCCCCGCCCTAACCTCACGAGGGAACGATCATGGATTTTTCGCAGCGGTACAATTTCGACGTGGACAAGTGCGAAGGCGGGGTCTGGTTCCCGTTCGGCACGGGGCGCATCAAGCTCGCCCGCTTCAACAGCAAGCGCCACAAGTCGGCCCAGGACAAGCACGCGCGCGTGAATGCGTTGGCGTCGATGGCTGGCGTCAAGGTGGACGAGGACGCGGCCAAGCGCACCTTCATCAAGATCGTCGCAGAGGGGATCATCGTCGAGTGGGAAGGCTTTTCTCTCAACGGTCAGCCCTACGCTTACACGCCCGAGAACGCCGAGGCGCAGTTGGTCGAGCATCCCGACTTTCTCGAAGATGTTTTTGCGCTCGCAAACAACTACGACGCCTTCCGTCGCGAGGCGGTCGCTGTCGCCGTGGGAAACTCACCGACTTCCTGAACTGGACGCACGCGTATGGCGAAACAGGCATCGACGCAGATTGGCTACAGGCCGCAGCCGCGCAAGCGGGGCAGCAGGTCGCAATCCCCGCGCGTCCTGCACTCTCGCCCTATCTTGCGCCGGTTTGGGAAGCCTTCTGCATGCTTTCGCGTTCGCGGCCCTATGGGATGGGCGGGCCGCTTCCAATCGCAGTGAGCGAAGCGATGGCCGTCCTCCACATGGAAGGCGTGCCGCGCGACGACTGGTCGGAGTGGGTCTTTCTGCTTCAGGAACTCGACAGGGTTTGGCTTCAAAACGCGGCTAAGGACACGGGAAAGTAAGCGGTCATGGCTGAAGAGTACATCGTCCGGGCAGGGCTAGACAGCCGGGGGTTCACCTCCGGTGCCGCCGATATCGAGCGGGCGATTGGGCGCGTCAGCAGCGCGTCCAATCTGCTGCGCAACGGCCTTGCCGCGCTTGGCGTTGCGCTCTCCGTCCAGAAGATCATCCAGGTAAACACCGAGTTCGAACGCCTCGGCGCGCAGCTTGAAACCGTCACTGGCTCTGTTGGAGCCGCAAGCCTTGCGTTTGAAAAGCTCGAAAACTTTGCCGCCACTACGCCCTTCCAACTCAATGAGGTCGTCGAAGCATTCACGCAGTTGAAGGCGCGTGGCCTCGACCCATCCATCGCGAGCCTGACGGCTTGGGGCGACCTCGGGTCGTCGATGGGGCGCAGCGTCGGCGATGCTATCCGCGCTGTCGGTACGGCGACGGTCGGCGAATATGAGAGCCTCAAGTCTTTCGGCATTCAGGCGTCGCAAGCTGGCGACAAGGTCGCGTTTACGTTCAAAGGCACGACCGAACTCGTCGAGAAGAACGCGCAGTCGATTGAAGGCTATCTAAAGCGGCTCGCGCAGAACAACTTTGCGGGTTCGATGGAGCGCCAGAGCCGCACGCTGGGCGGCGCGTTCTCGAACCTTGAGGACGCTGTCGCCGGGGCCATTCGCAAGTTTGGCGAGGGCGGGTTCAACGACGCGTTGCGCAACGCGATCAAGCTGATGACGACGGCCGTTTCCAGCACCGGCGATCTTTCCGCTTCTATGGGCGGCCTCTTTGGCAGCGCCATTCAGCAGGCGGCCGATCTTGCCGACAAGCTGGGGCAGGTGCTTCGGTTCCTGACGGCAATCTCCGGCGAAAGCGAGAAGGTCAAGAGGGGGCGGGCAAACGAACTGATCCCGAGCGTCGGCGATGCTATCGGCAGTCTGTGGGGCATTTACTCTCGGTTCGTCGGAAAGCCCTTTGCGCAAGGCTTGGACAGCGCCGCGAATTTCTCGCGCCGCGAAGCCGACCGCATTCAGGGCGTTGGCGGCGCGGGCGATCTTGCTGCGTACACGCGGCGCCAGAACGCGGAGGACCGCGAGCTTGCGGTTGGCGACCCCTTCAAGGCAGAGACGCGCAATTCTGCGTCCGCGCAGCTTTCGACGTTGCGCGGCCAGCTTGAGCGGCAGGCGTCGTTCGCTCCGTTTGTCGGCACCGTCGCGGAGTTGCTCAAGCAGTTGGGCGATGCGCAGACCGGCCTCAACACGCCAGACCTCATCAATTTTGCGCGCACCGGAAAGCTGCCGCAGGCGGGCGGCAAGGTCGAGATCGACGGCAAGACGGTCGACAACCCGTTCACGACCGGCTCGCGCGACGCGCTGATCGCCGCGCGCACCGCGCAGTTCCAGATTGCCGATACCGAACGCAAGCGCGAGTACTCGATCCAGAACGTCGGCACGGCCGCCAATGACGAGCGCGCTGCTGCGTTCAATAAGGGCGACTACGCGGCCATCGACCGGATCACAGCCGCAGAGCGCGCGCGCCAAGCTGTCCTCCGCGATGGGCGGGACTTGAACAAGGAGATCGAACAGCAAGAGGCCGAGATAGCCTCTCGCAATCGCGAAGGTGCTGCGCAGCGGCTTGCGAGCGTCAAGCTGCAGGTTACGGCAACGCAAACGCTGGTCGATGCCGTGCGGGATGGCGTGCGCGACACCAGCGCGCTTGAGGCGCGGAACGAAGCCCTGGCCGCGCAGAGCGAGAACGCGGCGACCAACGTCGAGCAGTTGACGCAAGCGCTCATCGACCAGCGCCGCGCGACCAACGCGCTCGAGATTGCCAAGCAGGAACAGCAGTTGCGCCGTGTTGCCGCTGCAACCGGGCAATTCACCGTCGAATTGAACACCCTGACCAAAGCCTACGAGGTGCGCAATCGCGAGCTTGAGATTGCCAACCGCCTGACCGACGAGATGATCGTCAAATACGGCGACGAAGCAAAGGCGCGCGCGGCGGTCAACGCGCAACTCGACCAGGAGCAAAGCAATCGCGACGCTGGCACCATTGCCGAGCGGACCAAGACGCGCGTCGAGGCTGCCGATTGGACGGCTGGCGCGCAGCGCGGCCTGATGCGCTACCAAGACACGGCGCTCAACATGGCCTCGACCGTCGAGGATGCCGTCGTCAATACGTTTCAGTCGATGGAGGACAGCCTCGTCAAGTTCGTCCAGACCGGAAAGCTTGACTTCAATTCGTTGGCGAACAGCATCATCGCCGACCTGATCCGCATCCAAATTCGCTCGACGATCACGTCTGCAATCGGCGGGGCCGGTAGTGGCGGCCTCGGCGGGGTGCTGGGGAAGGCGGCCAATTCGCTGTTTGGCCTTGGGGGAGCGTTTGGTCCCGCAGTAGGCGGCGGATATGGCGCGGGCGGCATGGCCGACGACTTCGCATTGATCGCATCGGCAAACGGCAACGTGTTCAATCGCGGAAACGTCGTCCCGTTCGCGCGTGGGGGGGTCGTGAACAGCACGACCTATTTCCCGATGGCTAATGGCGACACCGGCATGATGGGGGAGGCTGGGCCGGAAGCGATCATGCCGCTGGCTCGCGATGCTTCCGGGCGTCTTGGCGTGCGCGGCGGCGGCGGCGGCGGCGGCGGCGGCAGCCAGGTCGTCTACAACATCGACGCGCGCGGTTCGGATGCTGGGGTCGAGCGGCGTATTCGCATGATCCTCGCCGAGCAGGAGCCGGGCATGCGCGCGCGCGCGGTGCGCTCGTCGGTTATTGCCGTCAGTTCGGAAGCCGACCGTGGCGGCAAGTATTCGAAGTCCTTGGGCCGGAGGTAGAAACATATGCCGACGCCAATCTCCTTTCTGCCCGGCTTCATGAACCCGTCCTCATTCCGTTGGAATATGTCGGGCAACACGCAGTCGTTTACGTCGCCGCTGGTGGGCGCGGTGCAAACCGTCGAGATGCCCGGCGCGCGCTGGTATGGCTCTATGACGTGGGACACGTTGGAGCCGTATCAGTGGCGCGATCTTGAGGGATGGAAAGCACAGCTTTCCGGGGCTGCGGGTCGGTTTTATTTCGGGCCGGTCCACGCGGCGGTCCCTCGCGGGGTTGCAACCGGCACGCCTGCGGTCAACGGCAGCAATCAAACCGGGCGCTCGCTCGTCACGGACGGATGGACGCCTTCGCAGACCGGCATCCTCAAGCGCGGCGACTATTTCCACTTCGACAGCGGCTTCGGCCGTGAATTGAAAATCATCACCGCTGACGTCAACAGCGACGCAGGCGGCAACGCAACGCTCGCGTTCATGCCGCCCATCCGCACAGCGCCTGCCGACAACGTGCTTCTGACGGTTAACAGCCCGAGTTGCATCATGCGCCTGAAGGACGACACCCAAGGCGAGAATGCCGTGACGCCCCCGCTCCTCGGCGGCATGGACCTCGAATTTGTGGAGGCGTTTCAGTAGATGTTTCAGACCACAACCCTTTCCGATATTGCGCCCGGCACGCCTCCGATCATCCCGGCGCTGTCGCCCTGGTTCCAGGCGAATGGCGGGACCATGTTCTTTGAAGGCACCGCCCCGGCTGGCGGCGGCGGCGTTGCTTGGCAGATTGAAAACGGGACCGACACCGAACGTATCTCGCTTGAGCGTAGTGGAACAAACGTCCAAATGCGCGCGCGCACGGCTTCGAACGCGACGCTTATCTCGCAGACCCTTGGCACGGTTGCCGATGGCGCCCCTGTACGTGGGGCCATCGCGTTTAAACAGGGATCGTTCAAAGGTTGCGTGAATGGCGGCGCGGTCTTTTCTTCGACGCACGCTGGCGCCCTGCCCGCGATCACGCAGACGCGCATTGGCGACAACGTAGCAGCCTCCAGCGCGTGGCCCGCGCGCACGCGGCTCATGTACTTCCCGTACATCATGTCGGATCAACAGCTTCAAACCGTGACGTCTGGCGGCTGGCCGTTCGTTATGCCGACGCTGTCTTTGATGTTTGCGAGCGACCTTTACTCGATCTACCGCGCCGAGCGCAACGTGTCGGCGCGCATCGCTGCTGAGATGGAAAGCCCGCAGATTATCCCGTTCGGCGCGGTCAAATTCAATTTCCCGTCCGGCGTGCTGGCGCTCAACACGACGCCATACACAATCTCGTTCGAGGGCATCGACTTTCTCGGCGTTGGCGCGATGGGCGAAATTTCGAACGTCGAAGAGACGACCGAAATGAAGTCGCAGAAAGTGTCGCTCAAGCTGACGGGTATGGACCCCAGCATCATCTCGATTGCGCTTGGCGAATACTACCAGGGCACGCGCACGAAGCTGTGGCTGGGCTTCCTCGACGCAGACCACGCGCTGCTCGATCCGCCGATGGTCGCATTCTCGGGGCAACTCGACACGCTCGATATCACCGCCGGGCAAGAGGCAACGATTGTTGCGACCATCGAGAGCCGCTTTGCCGATTGGGAGCGTGCGCGCATCCGTCGGTACACGGACGCTGACCAGCGCGATATCTACCCGAACGACAGTGGCCTCGAGTTTGTTTCCAAGACGACCGAGATGGAACTGGTATGGGGGCGAGATTGATCTGCTTTAATCCCAAGACCGACGACCTGCAGGCGTATGCCGACAATATGGCGGCGCGCTTTCGCATGCTCGCGGCGTCGCCCGCCGATGGCGTCGCATCGTTTGCCGCGACCGGCGCGCAAACGATCATCATGCACCGCCATGGCAAGTTTCAGACGGAGCTTTGCATCTTCGCCCCCGGCACGGTCATCCCCGAGCATCGCCATCCTGGCGTCGACACGGTCGAGATGCTTGTGTCCGGCATGCTCGCTTACAAGATCAATGGCGAGGCGCCGCAATACGAGGCGCGCTGGCTGCGCCGCAATTGGTCGCCGCGTTTCAAGGCAATTCGCATCGAGCAGCACGAGGTGCATTCGGTCGAGGTCGGCGCGCAGGGCGTGGCGTTCCTTTCGTTCCAGCGGTGGGACAGCGGCGCTCCGGTCCATATCGGCGACAACTGGATCGGGCGCGGCTGCTCGTCCGCGCACGAGACGCGCTGGGGGGCTGCATGATCTTTACCCGGCGCGAGGATTGGCCGCATCGGCTGAACGCAGCTATTGAGGCCGCGCGCGACAAGCCGTTCGAATGGGGCGAGCATGATTGCTTGCTGTTTGCGGCAAGCGTCGTCGAGCAGATGACGGGCGTCGATCCGTTGGCGCAGTGGCGCGGCACCTATTCGACCGCCCACGGCGCGCTCCTGGCGCTGCGCCGCAGCGGCTTCAAGGATATCGTCGAGGTCTTCCACTCGTCGCTTGGCCCCGGCCTGGATAGCGTCCTGATGGCGCAGCGCGGCGACATTGTTCTCTATCGCGATGCCGAAGGCCGTCCCGGCACCGGCATTTGCATCGGCGAAGCAATCGCGGCCGTCACCCCTGTTGGCTTGGGCGTCATCCCACTTGCGGATGGCCTGACCGCGTGGAGGGTCTGATGCCGCCAGCGGTAGCAGCAGTCGCCACAGCCGTCTTTGCCGCAGGCTCTGCCTATGCGGCTGGCGGCATCATCTTGTTCGGGTTCACCCTGGTCGAGGGTGCGCTCGCGGGCGCCATCGTTGCGGGCCTCGGCTCGCTCGCGTTCTCGGCCATCAGCGGCGGCTTTGGCGGGGCAAAAGAAGCAAGCGCAGATAATCCGACACTGACGCAAGAGGCGCGCGACCGGCAGCGCGTTATCCGCTCGTCGGTGCAGCCGCGCCGCATCGTCTATGGCGAGGCGTTCGTATCGGGCACGCTGGTCTATGCCGACAGCACCGGCTCGTCGAACGAGTTCCTGCACCTCGTCATCGCGCTTGCGGGGCACGAGGTCGAAAACATTGGCCTCGTCTATTTCAGCGACACCGTCGAAACGGACAGCCGGTTCTCAGGCTACTACCGCATCAACAAAAAGCTGGGCACCACCTCGCAGACCGTCGATACCGACCTAACGGCCGAAAGTAGCAAGTGGACCTCGACGCACGAGCTTCGCGGCATCGCCTACATCTATGCCCGGCTCAAGTATTCGCAGGACGTTTGGCCGAGCGGCATTCCCAATTTCAAGGTGCTGCTGCGCGGCAAGAAGGTCTACGACCCCCGCGATATGGGCACGCGGTTTACGCGCAACCCGGCGCTCTGCGTACGCGATTACATCCTCGCAAGCTACGGCATCGGCGCCGACCCGGACGAGATCAACGAGGCCAGCTTTATCGCGGCGGCCAATATCTGCGACGAGTTCGTTGCCATCGCTGGCGTTTCGGCGACGGCTTCGTCTGTCGACACCGGCGGCAACAAGATCGTGTTCGCCGACAATAAAAACCGCTTCGAGCGCGGCACGCGCGTTCAGGTCACATCGACTGGCACGATCCCCGGCGGCCTTGCTGCGGCGACGAATTATTTCACGATCCCGCAGGATGACCGCTCGCAAGTTCAGCTTGCGACGACCTACGCGAACGCCCTGGCCGGTACGGCAATCGACATCACGAGCGCTGGCAGCGGAACGATCACGCTCACCGGCAACGCGCAGCCGCGCTACACGATGGACGGCAGCTTCGATCTTTCGAAGAAGCCTATCGATGTTGCCGAGGACATGATGACCTGCTGCGCAGGCGTTCTCGTCTATCAAGACGGCCAATACTTTTTCTATGCGGGCGCTGCGAAGGTCGCCATCGAAACGCTCGACGCGACTTGGCTGCGCGGCGACATCGCGATCCGCCCGCGCATGGCGCGGCGCGAGCTTTACAACTCGGTGCGCGGCACGTTCATCGACCCGTCCGATAGCTGGCAGCAGACCGACATTCCCATCGTCAAAAACTCGACCTATGCCGCCCAAGACGGCGGGCGCGAAATTCAAGTCGATGTCGAGTTCCCGTTCACAACCGAGGTGATCCGCGCGCAGCGGCTCGCAAAAATCCTGCTTGAGCGCTCGCGGCAAGGCATCACCATCGACATGCCCTGCAACGCAAAGGCCGGGAAGCTTGCGGTCTGGTCAGTGGTGCGGCTCAACCTTCCGACCTTCGGGTTCGTGGACAAAGAGTTCCGCATCATCTCGCGCAAGCTGGTGGACAATGCCGTCGTCGATCTAACGCTGCAGGAGGAAAGCAGCGTCGCCTACGACTGGAGTAGCGGCGATGCGACGGTCAACGATCCGGCCCCCGACACGAAGCTTGCGCTTCCGTGGACGGTTGCGTCGCCGGGCGCTCCGCTCATCACCGAGGAAACCTACGAGACGAACGGCGGCGGCGGCACGAAGTCGCGCGCCATCGTTTCGTGGGATGTGCCGACCGACGCATTCATTGTCGGCTATGAGATGGAGTTCAAAGACGCAGAAAGCGCAACGTGGACGCGGTTGCCCGCGCAATCTGGAACATCGGTCACGCTGAACGACCTTGCCCCGGCGACCTACAATTTCCGGGTTCGCGCCATCAATTCAATCAATGTGCGCTCTCCCTATTCGCCAGCCACGACGAAGGAGGTCTTGGGCCTCTATGCCCCGCCCCAGGATATCGCGGGCCTGACGCTCGTCCAGATGATGGGCAGCAACTTCCTCCGCTGGGCGCGCGTGACCGATGCCGACGTTCGGATCGGCGGGCGCGTTCTGGCGCGATGGTCGCCGCTGTTGGTCGGCGCGTCGTGGGCAAACAGCATCGACCTGTTTCCGCCTGCCTCTGGCAATCCCGGCGGTGTTTCCGGCAGCGCGACCGAGGTCAGCATCCCGGCGGCCTCCGGCACTTACATGGTGAAGGCGCTCGACAACACGGGCAACGTGTCTGTGAATGCGGCAAGCATCTCGACAAACCTCCCAGACATCGTCGCGATGCAGCAAATTCTCACGATCACCGAAAGCCCGACCTATCCCGGCACGAAGACCAACGTCGCGGTGGTCGATGGCGTTCTCAAACTCGACGGCGCAACCCTCATCGACGCATGGGGCGCGGTGGACAGCCAGGGCGCGTGGGACAGCATTGGCGGCGTCGCGACGAGTGGCGTCTATCTGTTCCAGAACACGGTGGACCTGGGCGCGGTCTATACGATCCGCGCAACGCACGCGATCAACGTCGGCGGCTTCCTTGCGAACGACTTCTTCGACACGCGTTCGGCGACCATCGACGATTGGGATAACTGGGATGGCGCGGTCGTCGGATCGGATGCCAACGCGCAGGTCGAGTACCGCGCGACCAAAGATGACCCGGTGGGCTCGCCCGCGTGGGGGCCGTGGACGCCCTTCATCGCTGCCAACATCAGCGCGCGCGGCTTTCAGTTCCGCATCGTCCTGACGACGGCCGACCAAGCCTACAACATCCAGGTCAACAGCATGGTCGTCACACTCGAGCTTCCCTCGCGCGTCCAGAGCGGCACCACGGCAACGTCGAGCGGCGCCGATACGACGATCACGTTCAGCCAGCGGTTTTGGCAAACGCCCGTGGTCGGCTTCACCATCAATGCGCAACAGTCCGGCGATACCATCGACCTCGTCTCCAAGACGGCGACGGGCTTTACGTTCTGCGTTCGGAACGGCGGCGTGCGCGTCGTTCGGACTGTCGATTGGCTGGCAAACGGCTTCGGCCAAGGAGTATAAAGAGACATGAGCGACCCCCAAAACTCTGCCCCGCCCGAATTTGCCGAAACGGCAAACCCCGATCCGGCCCCGGTCGATCCGGCGCCCGTTGCTGCTCCCCCGCCGGAGGAACCCCCGGCGTATGCCCCGCAGCCCGATCCTGCTGGCGCTGTGGCGGCGCCCGAGGCAGAGCCCCCCAATCCCCCGCCCCCGGCCGATCCCGCGCCTGCGCCCCCCCCGACGGCCGAAGAGCCGGGGCCGGAGGAACTCACCCCCGCACCCAACGATCCCAATGCGGTAGCTCCGGTTTTGCCCCCGGAGGAAATCACCCCGCCTTTGCCGCCTTTCAAGGCGATTGTCGATGCCAATGGCGTGCTGCTTCGCTTTGAGCGCACCGAGGCCGATGGCGTCGTCGTGCCCGAGGGCTGCGATCTTGCCCCCGGCAAATATCGCTGGGCTGGCGCGCAATGGGTGCCGATCCTCTCTGCCTTTCAGCAGCAGGAAATTGTCGGCCAGCCCGATGCCACGCTGGCGGTCTATCTCGGCCTGAAGGCTTTTCGCGACGGCAAACCTTTGCCGCCGGTAACGCTCGCCTGGATTGAAGCCTACGGCAAAACCATCGACGCGCAGGGAGCATAAGCAATGGCACAGCATGACATGGACGTCGCAAACGGGTCCGGCGCTGCCGTTCGTGCCGACATCAATTCGGCCTTGGGCGCGCTCGTCACGCTCAACTCTGGGGCCACGGCTCCGTCGCCGACCTTCGCCAATATGTTCTGGGGCGATACGACGGCCAACCGGCTCAAGAAGCGCAACAACGCGAACTCGGCGTGGCTCGATTGGATGCCGCTCGACGGCGTGCCCGGCCTTGCGTCCGGGCCGGGAACATCGGTCAACGGCAACGCCGCGATCTGGGCCGGTACCGGCGGCCAAACGCTCGCGGATGCTGGCTTCGCGCCGTTGGGGCAAGGCAAGCAAACGATCTGGGTTCCGGCTGCCGCCATGATCCCGCGCGCGACCAATCCTCCGGCGTCGGCATCTTCGGAGATGGCAACGAACCGCAACATGGTCGCTGGCTACGACTTCGACGCGGCGACCAACCAGTTCCTGCAGTTCAGCGTCGCGATGCCGAAGTCTTGGAACCTCTCGACGTTGACAGCGCAGTTCGTATGGTCGGCGCCAAGCGGGTCCGGGAACGTGATTTGGGGGCTTCAAGGCGTTGCCGTTTCGGACGGCGATAGCTTGGACGCGGCATACGGCACGGCGCAAACCGTGACCGACACCTTCCTCGCGGCCAACCAATCGCACCTGACCGCCGAAACGTCGGCCATCACCATCGCCGGTTCACCAGCCGCGTTCGACACGGTTCTGTTCCAAGCCTATCGCGATGCCGCAAACGGCTCCGACACATTCTCGGCGCTGGCGCGGCTTTTGGGCGTTCGCCTCTATTACTCGGTCAACGTGGGCAACGACGCATGATCCGAATGAACCCCAGCAAGTTCGGGAACTGGCCTAGCGGCCCGGCCTCGATCATTCGCAAGCGGCAGCTTCACTTGCTGCGTGTAAGCAATCTTTTCGGGTTCGGCGGATACTCCGCTGGCGGCCACAAAATTCTCAACTCCCTGCGCTTCCGCGCGAGCAACAGCGCGTTCCTCTGGCGCACGTTTGGCAGCGGCGGCGACCGCAAAACCTGGACGATGAATGTTCGCGTCAAGCGCGGGCGGCTTGGCGCTTCACAAGCCATCATGTCGGTCTACGATGCGTCGGACGACAACAGCGCGGCACTTATCCAGTTTAACGATAGCAACCAGCTTGTCGTTGCAGCTTGGTTTACCACTTGGCGCATCACCAATCGAGTGTTTCGCGATGTAAGTGCGTTCTATGACATCTGCATCTCGATGGACACGACCCAGGCGACGGCAAACGACCGCGTGCGTATCGAGGTCAATGGCGTTCAGGAAACGTCGTTTGCGACGCTCAACAACCCTTCGCTCAACGCCGACCTTGGCATCAATCGAGCGACTCGCCACGAGATTGGTCGGGACGATTACGACGGCTCCCGTAACTTCGACGGCCTGATGGCAGAGTTCACTTTTGTCGGTGGGCAACGCCTCTCGTCTTCGAGCTTCGGCCAGATCGACCCGGTGTCAAGCGAGTGGGTTTCGAAACGCTACACCGGCACTTACGGCACGAACGGGTGCTTTCTGCCGTTCACGAATGCAGGAAGCACGACAACAATCGGCTGGGATTACGCAGACCCCGCGCGCGGCGGTACGCCGAACGATTGGGCGTCCCCGGGCGTAAGCGTCACGGCTGGCGTTACGTTCGACCAAATGGCGGACACGCCGACAAACAACTTCTGCACCTGGAACCCGCTCAAACAGTCGGGGTCTGGCGTTGCCGCACTCTCATCCGCAAATCTTCGTGTCAGCGGCGGCGGTAGCGGAGAAAGTTCCATCGGCACTTTCGGCATGACAACCGGAAAGTGGTATTGGGAGTACACAGTAGAGAGCATCACCCAATCCCCCGATATTGGATTTTCTCAACTCCCAGGCAATAACGCTTGGCCCGCCGGGATGAAGCACTACGTCTATCGGTCGGATGGGAACAAGCGGTCGGAAATTGGCGGGCTCACCGCGTATGGCGCTGGCTATACCAATGGCGATGTGATTGGCAACGCGCTCGATTGCGACGCAGGCACGATCACGTTTTACAAAAACGGGACAAGCCAGGGCGTCGCTTTTTCCGGCATCGCCTCAAGCGAATACCCGTTTTTCCCCTTTGCTGGGGTGAACAACAGTTCTGGCAATTCCAACTTCGGCCAGCGCCCGTTCGCCAACACGCCGCCAAGCGGCTTCCTGGCGATCTGCACGCAGAACCTGCCGACGCCGACGATCCTTCGCGGCGACAACGGCTTCGATGTCGTCGCGCGCGCGGGCAGCAATTCTGCCGTCAACGTCACGAACCGCCGCTTCGCACCGAACATCGTCTGGACCAAGAGCCGCAACACCGCCGACTGGCACAACATCGCCGACACGGTGCGAGGCCCGTCGCGGAACCTGTTCTCCAACAATACCAACGCCGAAGACACGCTCGGCAACGTCACGGCGTTCAACTCCGACGGCTACACGCTCGGCGGCGGCTTCGGCCGCACGAACGCCTCGGGCCAGAACTTCGTCGATTGGATGTGGCGGATCGGGCCTGCGTATGGGTGCGATGTTGTGAGCTACACGGGCAACGGCGCGAACCGCACGATTGCCCACGGTCTGAACGCCGTGCCGCACATGATGATCTTCAAATACCGCAGCGGCGGCGCTGGCAGCTACTCGTGGGCGACTTATCACCGCAACATGAACGCAACGCCCCAGAACGGATGCGTGTTTCTTGACCAGACTGCGGCCTACGCAGCGGATAGCACGCGCTTCAACAACACGGCTCCTACGAGCAGCGTTTTTAGTCTCGGCACCGCGCTTGGCTCCAACGAGAACGGCGCGTCGTTTATCGCCTACCTCTGGACCAGCATCCCCGGCTTCAGCCTGTTCGGCTCGTACACCGGCAACGGCAACGCCGATGGGCCGTTCGTGTGGTGTGGGTTCAAGCCGCGCTGGATCATGATTAAGCGCGTGGACGCGGCTGGCGATAACTGGTTGGTCGTGGACACCGCCACTAACACCGCAAACGTAGTCGGAAACATTCTTGCTCCGAACAGCAGCGCAGCAGAAAGCAGCGGACTTTTCTTGGACATTGTTGCCGGTGGCTTTAAGGCGCGCAACTTGGATACGCGAAACAACGCCAGCGGCGGCACCTACATCTTCGCCGCCTTTGCCGAGTGCCCCTTCAAATTCGCCACGGCTTGCTAGGAGAAAGACGTGACTATAAATCTCGACGTGGGCACGGCCCTGTTCGCAATCGGCTTCGTGGCCTGGGGCGCGCTTTGGTGGTGGGCTCGCGGCGGACGCTTCGGCGCGTGGTGCCGCCACGGCAAGACCAAGGATCAGGTGCCGGGCCTCTGGTGGTTGGTCCAGTCGCCGTTCGATGCGCTGCGCTATGGCTTCGAACCGGGCACGCAATTCACGCGCGCGGTTACGATGCTGATGCTGGTCGCTCCGCTTGCGCTCATCGACTGGCGCTTGCTGGCGCTATGGCCGACCGTTTGGCTTGCGGTCGCGATGCTTGGCTGGGGCAGCTACATGGACATGGGCGACGAGGACCGCGCCGACAACGAGCGGACGGCGATCATCTTGCGGCGCATCGGGTTCCTGCGCGACGGCACGACGCTTTACGACCTCGTCGGCATGACGCTAACAGGCGTGATCCGAGGCGCGCTTATCGGCGGCGTTCTTTGGGCTCTCGGCTATAGCGGCGAATTGATGCTGGCCCTCGGCCTGATGGGGCCTGCCTATTGGCTCGCATGGCGCTTGAAGAAACGGCTTCCGCGCGACTATACCGAGTTTGCCGAAATGGCAAGCGGCGCGCTGGTCGCGCTTTTGATGATGGGGGCCATCCATGCAATCTAAGTATTTCAGCGACGCAGAGATGCGCTGCAAGTGCGGCTGCGGCGCGAACCGCATGGACGACGCATTCATGGCCCGGCTCGATAGCCTGCGCGAGATGGCGAACCGCCCGCTGTCGGTGTCGAGCGGCTATCGCTGCGAGAACCATCCCGAGGAAAAGAAAAAGGATGGCAGCACGACTGGCGCGCACCTGCAGGGCAAGGCCGCCGATCTTCTCGTCTCGGGCCAGGACGCCACGCGCATCATCGCCTACGCGCATGCGCTCGGGTTCACTGGCATTGGCGTGAAGCAGAACGGCCCGATGGCCGGGCGCTTCATCCACGTCGATTGCGCATCGAACGAGAAGAACCAGCCGCGCCCGCATCTCTGGTCTTACTGAAAGGACCGTCCCCATGCTCGCCCTTGCGCCGATCCTCCTCCAAGCCGCTCCGTTCCTCGCCAATCTGTTCTTCGGCGACAAGACGGGTTCCGCCGTTCAAAAGGCCGCCGACATTGCGGGCGGCCTGTTTGGCATCGACGGCAACGATCCCGACGCGCTCAAGATGGCGCTCGCAAAAGCCGACCCGGCCAAGATGCTCGAGCTTCAGACGGCGCTCGCAAAGTTTGCGCACGAGCAGGAGATGGCGAAGCTGGCCGCCGAACAGGCCAACAAGCAGCGCGACCACGACGAGATTTTGAAGCGGCTTGCTGACGTGCAGGGCGCGCGCGGAATGTACGGGGAGGCGCGAAGCGTCACCGACAAGCTTGCGCTGGTCACGGTCGCCGCGTTCTTCATCATCAATACGCTGATGATCTACGGCTACTACACCGTCCTCACGGACGGCATGAAGATCATCAATATCGAAGTCGCGCTCGCGGTCGCGAACGCGGTCGGGATGCTGGCCGGGTTCATCAATGCCAAGACGGACGCGGTCTACGGCTTCTTCTTCGGGTCGTCGGTGTCCGCGCGCGCGAACAGCATCGCCTCGGCATCGGCGATCAATGATGTCGCCAAGAGCTTCTCGCTATCCAACGCCCAGGCGGCCCCGGACGAGCGCGCGCGGCTTTTGGAAGAGGCAAAGCGGCTCGGGCTCAATGTCCCGCCGGACATGCCGCTTGAAGGGCTGCGCGCGGCTGTCGAGCGGGCGCGCAAGTGAGCCTGCTGCTCCCCAAGCCCGAACGCATCCGTTCGAGGCCTCACCTCCGGTTCGTTGCCGGGCTGGCCTGCCTTGCCTGCGGCGCCCGGCCGGTCGAAGTCCACCACCTGACGCGCGCCCAGCCCAAGGCGCGCGGCCTCAAGGCGGGCGACCAATGGACCGTGCCGGTTTGCCCCGTTCACCACCGGGCAATCCATGCCGCTGGGGACGAGGCGGGCTGGTGGGCGCGCTGGGGGATCAATGCCGCCGAAGCGGCGGCCGAGTATTGGGCCATATCCCCGGCCCGAAAGGCCGCAGGATTGCCCGAAAATTTGGCGCTGGGCGCGCGTGCGGCGGCGGTGGGCGGCAACCCTACCTGAAGGCGCTGGGCGCGCGCCAGCGGCCCGGAAATTGTGGCTTTCTTCCCGGCAATTCCCCCGGCAACGGCGTGCCATTGGCAAGCCAACGCCTTGCCGCCCGGCGGTATCTATTTAGAAGCTATCTGGATGCCCGCAGGATCGAAGCGGTTGGCGGCAACATAGGCGGCCAGATCGGTGCGGCGATAAAGAACAAGGCCGCCCAATTTGATGAATGCCGGGCCTTTGTCAGTGCAGCGCCAAAACGAAAGGGTTTTTGGCGACACACCAAGTTCGAAAGCAGCTTGGTTTGTGTTCAGTAAGTTGGGGTTTTTGGGGGTGTTTTTTGCGTAGCTGGGCATGGCGGCCTCCTGTGGGAAGGCGCCAGCACTATCCGGCCAAGCTGATCTGAAAAACAAAAATCGGCGGCGATTTTTCATATCCACGCGCAACGGCCCGCGCGCGGCCCGTGGGGCGGCCGAAAGTACATCAAGGTACATTCCGGGGTGTCGAGCCTACCCTCGACACCCCCCCCCTATCGCTTGCGCATCAGCCCGCTTGCGGGCGGGCTTGGCGGCGGCCCTGCCGGGCCATCGTTCGCCGCTGCCGGGACTTCGATCCGGCCGGGCACCAGCCGGAGGCGGGCGTCCGAAACTTTCGGATAGCCGGGCGACGTTCCTGCGAATTGTGGGGCGTTTTTGCTGTTTGCCGAAAAGGAAAAAGCCGCTCCGATCAATTCGGTAGCGGCTTCGCCTATCCTTGACATGGTAGGGGTCACAGGTTCAATCCCTGTAGCGCCCACCATCCGGCCCGGTGAAACGGGGCTTTCTGGTGGGCGGCCCACATCGGGCGGCGGATCAGGGGGCCGGACTTTCGGATTGTTTCGGATGCCCCGCGTCGTCGCCAGGACGGCGCCTTGCAAATACTCGGGCGCCAGCTTGGCATAGTGCTTCTCGACCATCGCGACCCGGTTGCCCAGCATCTTGGCGACCTCGAACGCCGGAACGGCCTTGATCGCCCAGGAGGCGGCCGTGTGCCGCAGCGTATATCGGACGACGCCCGATAGCCCGGCAGCCGCGACCGCCGTTCGAAACGCCTTCT